CTATGCAGCCTTTGCGGGTTCAATTCCATCCCGCTCGGCAACCCGGGCGGCCTGCCAGGCGTCCACCTCAGCCTCGATCCAGCCTACCGCGTTACCGCCCAGCGGCACAGGCGCCGGGAAGGTGCCGGCGCTGATCCGGTCATAGATCGTGGTCTTGCCCAGGCCCGTGCGGCGCTTGACCTCGGGCATCTTGATGAAAACGAGCGGCTCGGTAGCCATGTTGTCCTCCTTCAGTTCGTGGCCAGCGCAGCGCGCAGCTGCTCGGTGGCGGTGGTTAGGCCCTTCGACCGGCTCTGTGGTCTATAGGGCTCCCATTCCCCCTGGCTCCCGTCTACCATCGCCAAAACACCGGGAGGTATCAGGGATGAAGGAGGTAGGGAAAACGAGTTCAGGTGGGCCCATTTATGAGGTGCCGCCAAATCTCTCGTTTGTCGTTCAGCACGAACGTATCCGCCGAGAGAGAGAGGCGGCCAAAGAAGAAGCCCGTCGACATCAGGAAGCGGCAGACATAGCGCGTTCGTCTGCCCGCGCGGCCTGGGCGGCTGTTTGGATATCTGTAGCTGCGCTTGTAGTGTCATTAGTTGCAATCTTCTGGAAGCAGGGCGGTTAGGCTTCTTTGCTAGGGCCGGGTCAGTCATGGCGCGGATCGCTCGCAGAGCCCGAGGTCGGAAGTGCAGCCGCCGCCGGCCTGCTGCTGGAAGAACAGATCGAACTGCCGGCCGCCGCGGCTGGTGCGGCTCCATTCCACAAGCGTGTCGATCCGCGAATAGGTGCCAGGCCGGTCCACATCGGTGGGATCGGTCACGGCAGGGAAGAACGTCGCGCTGCCCCGCTTGTTGGCAGCGGCCACCAGCGCCTCCCAGCTACGAATCCGGTCGATGTGATCGGGGAACAGGTCGGCGATGTTGCGCAGCTCAGACTTCCGACAGTTGATGCAGGGCATGCAACCGACGCGGCCCATGCCCAAGGCATAGAGCGGGTTGGGGGCAATGCCATGCCGGCGGTGCTGGTCCCATACCTGCTGGATTGTCCAATCGAAGATCGGCCGCCACACGTGGCACCCGGACTCATGCCGGTTGAAGCGCGGCTGTTTGGCCCGGTTGGCGGATTCCTCAGCCCGGATGCCGAGCCACTGCAGCACCGGCCCAGCCTTCAGCATCGGCCCGACCACCTGGGTGGTGATGGGGATTGTCTTCAGTTCCTCGGTGCAGAACTGCGCCATGCGCGAGGGGAAGCGGCCCTTGCTGATGCACAGGTCAAGGAATGGGTTGCCAGTCGGCTCATGCAGCGCAGCGGCCTGGCGCACGACGTCATCGGGAATGCCCTGGTCCGGCCACTTCTGCAGGATGTACTCGCGGTGCTGCGCGAGCTGGCGGCTGAAGTCTGCGCGGACGGTTTCGACCTCGGGGCCGCCAGTCTTGTGCGCCAGCTCCGCCACGTAGTCGTAGACGCGCTGATCCTCGTTGCCCGTGTCAGCGAACACGGCGCGGAAAGGCCGGCCCAGCTCGATGGCGCGCAGGTATACCGCGGTGCTGTCTTTGCCGCCGGAAACGTTGACCAGGTGCTGGATCTTCATCAGGCCACCGCCTTTCGCCAGCACCAGCGCAGCCCATTGCGCGCGGCGCGGCATGCGCGGCTGATCGCCCACAGGGTGGCGATGCCGGCCAGGAACCCGGCCAGGGCGAACACGTGGACCATTGCAGCGGTGAGCAGCTGGTCAGCCATGCGCCGGCCCCTTCATGAAGCAGATCCAGTGCGTGCCGGCGCGCTTTCCCGACGGATGCCCGAACAGCGGGCGCGCATCGGTCAGAGCCAGCACCTCGCGCGTGGCCACCTGCACCTCCGACCATTTGAAGATCAGCACACCCTCGGGCCGCAGCACGCGGAAGCACTCGGCGAACCCGGCGCGGAGATCCGCGTGCCAGTCCTTGCTTAGCTTCCCGTACTTGGCCGCCAGCCAGCTGTCCTTGCCAGCGCGCACCAGGTGCGGAGGATCGAACACCACCAGCGGGAATGATCCGTCCGCGAAGGGCAGCGCGCGGAAGTCCAGCAGGCAGTCCGGATGGATGGACAGGACGCGCGTGCCGTCGGCGCGGTGGGTGCGGTCGATCACCGTGATGGTTTCGTGCCGCTGGTCGCCGAACAGGCCGCGCTGGTCGCTGGGGTCGAACCACATCATGCGGCTGCCGCAGCAGGGATCGAGGACCAGGCTCATTTGCCCACCGCCTTGCTGTCGATCAGGGCCACGATCCTGCTGGCGATCCGGCCGGCCTCGGCCGACCCATCGTCATGCCGATGGTCTTCCGGGTCGGCAACTTCCAGATCGAACTCGCCACGCAGCAGCTCGGCCACCTTCGCGCGGAACTGCCCAAGGTCCACGGCCTGCGCGGGCGAGCGGTGTTGGAAACCTTCGGACCGTATCCGTTGTAGAGCGCGCTCTACAGCTTCCAGAGCGCGACCTGCGTACACCTCGCCCTCATCTACGGTGCCGTTCGGGTCGGTAACACCATTCTTGAACGACACCCCGACGCCATCGATCACGCCGATCAGTGATTCTACGGCTGTCGTCAACTGCGAGTAAGCCTCGGGACTTGGGTGCAGATACAGCGGCACATTGCTCGTCCCGTTAGGCTTGCGGCGCAACACACCCACAGGGTCAATCAACCCTTCGGTCAGGTGCGCGAGAACATCAGGGTCGAAGTAGCCCACCGGCTCCCCCACCGGCTGGCGGGAGGCGAGTGCTGCGACCAACTCGGCGCGCAGTTCGGCAACATCGGCTTCCAACTGCGGGCGTCGGTTGTCCTCGTTCCAGCCATCGGATCGCTCCGTCGAGAGGTCTTCAACGGCTTGGTCATAGGCTTCCAGCAACTCAAGCGCATCCCCCTGACCACCCGGGGTGGGCTGGGCGGAGAGGACGCGCGCATTCCAGTGTTCTGTCATCGAGGTCCGCAGCCAATCGATTCCGTAGCGGAGGGTGCGCTGGTGCCGCTGGATGCAGCCCATGCTCTTGCACTTCAGGGTGAGTCCGTTGTTCTTGTAGGGCACGAACTCGGCATCGTTTCCGCAGAACGGACACGGCAGCAGCGCATCCCCCAGCCTCACCCTCCCACCGGGCTGCACGTCCGCCAGGGTCCTTTTGCCCAACATAAGGTCGGCTTGGTCGGCCATCGCTGCGGGAACCGTGTTGTCGTTGCTCATGCGCGCGCTCCCTTCTTCGAGCGGCTGTCGTGGCCACCCTCGACCACTTGGCGGCGGCTGATGGTGGATCGGTCGATGGGGCTGTTGCCGAGGATATGGACCTTGCCGCCAGAGCGCAGGAACTGCGCCACGTCGTCGGCGATCTCGGCCCGCTGGCGGTCCTTCTCGGCCTGAGTGGCCAGGTCGAAGGTCGGCTGTACGTGGATGCTGGTCATGGCATGCGTGCCTTCTGCAGGTCCGCCCAGGTGAGCGGGTGAGGGCGCCGCTTGATCCGCTCGTATGCGGCGCTGTGGGATATGTCCAGGATCTCGGCCACCTGCGCGGTGGTGTAGCGCTTGCCCTCGATCACATGGGCGAAGAGCTGGGCGCGGGCCTGGCCGGCACGGCGCAGGCTCTTGGCGTGGCAGGGGTACAGGGCGACGTCCATCAGGCTGCCTGCGCGTTGATGCCCGACAGTGGACGCTGCAGGCTGCGGATCATCGCGGCGCGCATCGCGTCGACCTGGTCGGAGTCGTACAGCTTCGATCCACGCTCAGTGGCCACCGGCTCGAAGCCAAGCTGACGCAGGCCTTCGGCGTCGATCTTCAGCGGTGCGATCAGATCCACGATCTGGCCGAGCTTGATCCGGACGATCTGCCGCGGGGTGGCGCTCGGCGATGGTGCGCTGGCGGGGGTAGCAGCCTCGGGCTGCGCCGGTGTTGCCTCCGCGACCGGCGCATGCTGGACCTGTTCCGCCTGGGCTGCAGCGGCCGCTTCCTGAGCCTTGGCCTGCTCCTGCTCGCGGATCTTCTCGCGTTCAGCGTCCAGCCGTGCCTGCTCGGCCTGCTGATGCTCTGCAATGCGTGCCCCGACCAAGTTGCGCAGATCGTCTGGCGCCTTCGTTGCGCACAACTGCACCCGGTCAGCGAACAGCGTTGCGTGCTCAGCATGCCCGGCGAGGATGGCCACGTTCGCGCGGATCCTCTCGGCGTACTGGCTGGCGTCGATCTTGGCATTGGCGGCCACCGCGTCCACTGCTTCCTGCATGCTGCTGAAGGAGCGCTTGCCCTTCATCGCCTCGGCGATGTCGGCAACCAGCGTCGTCGGCATCGGAATGGCGTGCTCGCCCAGGGTCTCGTTGATGGCCAGCACGTGCTGCTGCACCGCCCGGCGTGCGGCGTTGCCGATCTCGGTGCGGCGCTCGTCCTTGCGGCGCTTCACCAGCTTCTCCAGGTCCAGACGCTTGGCCCGCGCCTCGGCCGCGATGTCATCGATCGTGCGGAACAGCAGGTCGATGCTCTCGGTCTGGCTCAGGGCGTGCTGCTTGGCCGCCTTCAGCTGTTCCTCGATGTTGCCGCACCACTTCACGGTGGTCTCGGCATCGGCAAAATCCTGGTCGCTCACCAGCTCGGTGCTGATGCCCTGGAACACGGCGATGGCCTGCTCCTTCCACTCGGCCAGGTTCGAAGCGGTGACCATGCCGGTCACCTCGATGCGCAGGGCCGGCAGCTGGTCCGGGGCACGGCCGGAGGCAACAGGTGCGGCCATCGACGCCGGCTCGTACGCGGCAACGTCAGCCTCGAACTGGGCCCAGCCCGCAACGATCTTGGCGCGCAGCTCCGGGTTCGGGACGTACCAGCAGTGGCGTTCCTCCACCAGTTCGTCGCCGGCCCACTTCGAAGCCATGAACAGCACTCGCTCGGCGCCGCTGACCATGGCCTGATGTTCCATCTGCACCTGGTAGTGCAGCGGCAGGCAGGCGTCGGTGCCGTCCAGCGGCATGGCCAGACGCAGGTCGTCGTTGAGCGACTTGTGCTCAAAGGCCTTGTCCTCCAGCAGGGTCAGGCCGTCGAAGCTGGCCGAGAACTTCCCGTCCACGCCGACGCAGGGATACAGCTCCTCGCCGATGATGCGCTCGGCCAGCGGCCGGGCCAGGTCTTCGAAGCGGTGGCCGTCGGCGAAGCGCTGCAGCGTGGCAGCGTCGTGCTCAACCGCCGCGCCAGTGGCGAACTCGCGCACCAACTGGCTGCGGGTCTTGTAAGGGCTGCAGCCCATCATCGCCGGCGCATCGCTGGCGTTGAAGTGCGCGGCGCGGTGGGCATGCCATTCCGGAGTGCCCTGGATCAGTTCCACGGTCTTCATGCGCGCTCTCCTTCGCCCGGCGCATCCCAGTCGATGGGGCCGGTGTCTTCGCTGGTGCTGGTGGTGGTCGAGGCGGCATCGGTGGCATCAGTGGCGATGTCGTCCACCTGTTCGTAATCCTCGATGGCGATCATCTGCTCCTCGGTCAGGGAGCCTTTCGTCTTGACCATGTTGATGATCTGGCTGGCCGTCTTTTTGCCAGCGGCGATCAGTGCCCCCCAAGCCGGCAGGTTCTCCTTGAACTTGTCGGCCGGGTAGGGCGGCAGCTCGCGAGGCAGCTGCTGCTGCGGGTCCTGGCGAACCTGGGCGGCTTCGCCCTCGATAACGCGGCCTTCCATCTCCTCTGCGGTCGGCTGGGCGCCCACAGCCTCCGGGAAGGCCTTTCGCAGGGCCAGCGCTTCAGCGCACTTCTCCAGCTGTCCGAAGGGGCGCTTCTTCCACATGGCATTCGGTGCATCGCTGTCGCGCTTGGCGGTCGCGTAGCTCTCCAGCCAGTAGGCCTTTGCCGAGTAGCGCACGGGGTTCCCGTTCACCAGGCGGTAGACGGAAACGCTGCACCACTCCGGATAGCGAACACGCACGCCGCTGAGGGTGTCTTCGATGGTCGGGCCGAACGTGGCCTCATCCTGGCCTGCGTACTCGCCGGTGCGGTGCGCCTTGGTCCGGTACAGCTCGATGCCCGGCATGATCACGTCGCGCATGCCTGCCGGGCTGATGACCCGGTTCCCCTGCTTCTTCTCTGGAACCCACATGGGCACGATGTGCACGGGCTTGGTCATCGGGTCCAAACCACCGGCGCGGCAATAGGCCAGCACCATGTCCACGGAATCATCAGTGGCGCCCGGGTACAGACTGGTCTTCAGGGCAGTGCGAATGGCTTCGGCCTGCTCGGCCGTCGCCAGCTCCCCGGCGCGCGGCTTCATGGGTGCGATGTTGCTCATTGAATGCTCCGGCCGGCATAGCCGGCGATGTGGGAATGAGGTGCCCCGTCATCCCGGGGCCACGGAGGGAACGATCGATCCCTGCGCGATGGGTAAGTGCCCGGCTCTCGGAGCCGCCGCCGGGCGGGCGGGTGCTTCCCTGCGGGTTACTTCGAGATGACGCCGACCTTCAGCGTCGTGGAGATCTCGGCGAGCTTGGTCTTGACCGTTTCCTGGATGCCGGTCGCGATCGCGCTGTTGGCGATCTTCAGTGCGTCCTTCATGGCGCTGTCGATGCTGTAGTGGAGGTGCTGATGGACCAGGTGCGTGATACGGGTCTGCGTGCCCGACCAGCTGTAGCTGCCAGCCTCGTCCTTCGTCTTGCCGTCGAAGTTCACCTTCTCCTGCATGTAGGCTTCCGCCCTGCGGGTCAGGTACTCGATGAAGGTCACCTTTTCGCCGGTCTTCTCTCCCCAGCGGTTCGTTTCCTGCAGGGTCAGGTTCTCGATGTAGGTGGCCACGTTGGGAAGCACCTCGCGCTCGGCGATGGTGTTGATCGTCGTTTCGATCTGCTCCCTGACGCGGGCCTGCATCTGGCGCTGGAACTGGCTTGCGGTGGTGAATTCGTTGTCGTCTTCGTCGTAGCCGACGCCTTCCAGCAGCTTCGCGCAGATGCGAGCGATCACGCGCTCTTGCAGTTCTTCCTTGGTGAAGCCGAGGGATTCGAGGGTGATATCCATGTTGTTCTCCGGGGTGAATGAGGTGCCGGCGTCGTGGAATCCCGGCCGGCGCGGGGCCCGTGAGGGCGGGGGAATGCGTTACGCGGCGAGGTCTTCCTGCTGCGCGGGAGCGCTCGGCGGCGTGAGGGTCAGACGCACCTCGCCGCGGCGCCATGCAGAGATCAGCTCGGCGTCTTCGTCCTCGTCCAGCAGCACCGAGACGGTGAAGCCCATGGCCACGCTGCCGCCTTCGAGCGGTTTCCAGGTGATCTTTTTCACCTTGGCGTCGGCGAAGAACACCGGTTCGATGTGGTCCATCAGGGAGCCGATCGACAGCTCGTAGCCTTCGAACTTGCCGGTGATGTCCTGCTCGCCCAGCAGCGGCAGGTTCAGCGCCACCAGGTCGGTGCTGCCTTCCATCGGCAGGTTCTGCTGCTGGCCCTTGTCGGCCTTCTTCCAGAACGCCGGCAGGATGGCCGGGTCGATGGTGTTGAGGATCGTGTTCGGAGCGTTCAGCGAGAACTTCAGGTCAGCAGCGGCCGCGTCTTCGTCGCCGTGCTTTTCCTTCCGCAGGTTCAGATGCGAGAACACCGCATCGTGTTGATCGAGTTGGAACATCGGTGGTGCCTCTCGTAGGAGCCGGCCGCGCCGGCGGGAAGTCAGGACCAGGACCACGCCAGCGGCCAGCACATGGCGGCTGCGAGCGCAGCGGTGATGGCGTAGCAGGCGAGGCAGGCGGCGAAGTCGCGCCAGCTGCGGCAGCCGATGGCGGTCAGAAAACGCATGTGGCCCCCGATTCGCAGGCCGCGAGAGCCGCGCGCAGGCGGTCATCTGCGGCGATCTGGTCGGCCAGGTCGCGGGCTGCGAGGGACGCGTGGGCGGCGGCGCGCAGTTCGATCAGCGGCGCACGTAGTGAGCGCAGCTCTTCCAGTTGGATCCGCGCGTGTTCGGCCATCCGGTCCGCGGTCACCTGCCGGGCGCCGTGCTTGGCGGCAGCCTTGTCGGCTTGCTTGCCGTAGCGTGCGGCGCGGTCAGCTCGGTCCCGCAACTGGCGATCCAGTACGGCCAGCACATCCACGGCCCGGCTCACGACAGCACCGCCTGCGCCAGCAGCGAGGCCAGCACGCCAATGCACAGCGCCAGGAAGTGGCTCACGCAGGTGGCCAGCACGCTGCGGAGGTACTCGCGTTCGGCGGCGGTCATGCCGCCACCTGCTGCAGTGCGCGGGCCGTGTCGTTGGCGCACATCTGCGCCTGGGCCAGCATGTCGACCGCAGCCAGACCGCTGCAGGGGCGCATGGCGCGCATCCGGTACAGGCGGTAGTAGTGCAGCCGCTCCGCCTTTCGGATGGCCGTCATGGCCCAGCTGAATCGGTCCTTTCGGTACTTCGCCACCAGCAGCAGGGGGTCGATCAGGCCGTCGGCAATCTCGCCTTCGCCGTTGCAGCGGCCGCAGTCCACGCCGTACTCGCACTGCGGGTCGCCGATGGCGCTGTCGTTGCGGGTGTGTTCGCCGGTGCCCTCGCAGTCCGGGCAGGCGATGAAGCCATTGGCCGGGTGCAGCGGAAGGCCCCGTTCCTCGCGGCAATCGTCCTGGCACCGCAGGTGCGACCGCAGGTCCTGGTAGCCAGACCGCGTGGTGTTGCGTGGCAGGTTCTCGAACATGTGGAGCCCCGTCTGGATGGCCCGGGTGGGCCGACGGAATCGAGATTAGGGGCGCTAATCTTCCCTGTCAATAGGGGCGCTTATATTTCTTTTGGCAGTTGTCCAGATCGGGCGGAGCCAGGGTACGGATTATTGATCGACCGATCGGCAGATTAGAGAGGGGAGGTGGAAGCCCACCCACAGGGCGATGAAGGTGGCCACTATCCCTCGAATGGGAGAGAACCCGCCTTCCTCATCTACGAGACCGAAGGAATCCGGGAGCCACCAGAGGACGGCATACGTGCCGGCGTACGCCATGATCCCGAACCCGATCACCGCCGCCAAGTAGTAAGCCCATGCGAACGCGGTTTTTCCTCTGCCCGCATCTGGGTGGCCAGTTCCGTGAGAGAGACGCGCCAGCCAAGCCGAGGCAAAGTGGCTGGCCAGCAGCATGTGCAGGGCAGCCAGCAGCGGCAGCATCCCCAGGACGCCTATGCTGATCAGCACTGCAGCTTTCATTCTTCCCAGCTCCCGATCCATCGAACGCGGCCGATTATCTGTATTGGGTGGCGGGGGCTGTCCATGCGCTTTGGCTTGCGCCAGTTGTGGTCGCCACGCGGGTTGTCGGCCTTGAAGAACACCAGGTCATCGATCACCTCGCAGCGCTTCACCTGGTACTCCTTCGCTGCGCCACCCCCATCCACCATAACCACGTAGAGATGCCCATCACGGGGACGCGTGTCGGTGGTGTCGAAAAGAACCGCATCACCGCTGTGGATGCGTGGTTCCATGCTGTCGCCGCGACCGTACATCACCGCTAAGGCATCAGGACGCAGGCGCTTCCGTGCCAGAGACTCGGCGCGGAACTTCAGGCGATGGGTCTCTGCGTATTCCTGTGCTTCAGGGCCGCCACCAAGGCCCATCGCCTGGGCGTAGCCCTTAATGTCTGCCCAGTCGCCGTTGTCGGCCGGCGCTCCGAGCAGCTGCTGCTCAGGTAGGTCGCGGCGCACGTCGGTGTCGTTGATGCCCAGCAGCCGGCAGAACACCAACAGCGTCCGATAGTTCATCGGGATCTTACCGTTGAGGTACTGGCTCACCGCTCCCTGCGTGATGCCCAGCTCGTCGGCCACTTGGTCCTGCGTCAACCCAAGGGACCGCGCACGCGCCTGCCACTCCAGTTTGAGCTTTGCGGCAGCGGCGACATCCGCCGGGGTGGGCTTCGATTTACGGCTGTTTTCCATATCAGGAACGCTAATTGGAGCGGGTTCAGGAAGCCATGAGGGGCGCTATTGATCTTTCACATCAGGGGCGCTAATAATGCGGCCTATGGACATCGCCACCTACCGCAAAGAAAAGGGGCTGTCGCAGTCGGCGTTCGCCGATCTGCTGACGGCATCGGGCTCACCGGCTACGCAGGGCCTCGTCTCCCAGTGGGAGAAGGGCGCAACGATTCCGGCCGAACGGGTCGTCGAGATCGAGAAGGCGACCGGGGGAGAGGTGAAGCGGCACTCGCTTCGCCCGGATCTCTGGGCCGAGGCCACTGCCTGACATGTCCATCTACGGCGCCGCGATGGGGAAAGGGATCACCACCCCGGGCATCTTCCGGCGCCGTCTCGGCCTCACCACCTGGCCGACCGGCCGCACGTCGACCCGCTCGCCGACCCGCTTCAGCACGAACCACTTCCCACCCATCCGCATGAGCGTCAGGACGTTGGCTCCGGCCAGCTGATTCGTTTTTGCCACAAGGCTGCACTCCGATTGGGGATGCGGCCATTTTCAGAACCAGTCAGGGGAACGCAGGGGAAAACGTCTTCCCCCGCATTCCCACCCACGGGATAACTGCATGAAAAGCCTAACAATTACCTACGACGACTCGGTGGCTCGCAGTCGCTCGTTGCGTGAACACATCGCCACCCAGGTGTACGCCGGCGCAGGTGTCACGGCGGTGGCCGGCCGGCTCGACATGGCCCCTTCGAAGCTGAGCGAGAAGCTGGCCGGCTGCGACAGCAGCGGCAAGCCGCGGGGGCTGTCCATCGACGACTTCGAGCGCTACGTGGACGAGACGAAGGATGTGTCGCCGATTCACTACCTCGTCGAGCGCTACCTGATCTCGCCGGAGGCGCAGCACGCCGAGGCCATCGCCCAGTTCACCAAGCTGGTGGCGGCGATCGAGCCGCTGGCCAAGAGCCTGGGGGTCAAGTGGCCATGAACGCCAACACGATCAACCTGGCCGACGAGCAGCGCGAGCGCCGCATCCGCGAGCTGGCGGCGGCCATGAGGGTCGCCAGGTCCTGTGGCGATGGCTCGGCGCTACGGCGCCTATGGAGCGAGCTGCGCGCGTCGGTGCTGGCCCGTTCCCCAGAGCAGGTGCGTGCCATGGAGCAGCGCATGGGCATGCAGGAGGGCCGTTGCCATGGCTGAGGCAGACGTTCGCCAAGCCAAGGGCCGGTATCGCAAGGTCGAGGTGCGCACGTGGGGCGATGAGAAGTTCCGCCGCCTTACGCCGATCCCGCCTTGCGGCCAAGGCCTGTGGCTGTTCCTGATCACTGGCCCCCACACCGGCCCGATCCCCGGCCTGTTCCGTGCTGGCCGTGCGGCGATGGCCGAGGAACTGGATTGGGAAGTGGAAGACTTCGATAAAGCCTTTGGGGAAGCCTTCCGCGAAGGCATGGTTAAAGCCGACTTCAAAGCCCGCGTTGTGTGGGTGCCGAAGGCTATCAACCACAACCGGCCCGAGTCGCCCAACGTGGTGCTGAGCTGGGCCGCTGAGTTCGACCTGATCCCCGAGTGCGCCCTGAAATGGGAAGCTCTCGAAGTGCTGAGAGCCTTTGTTTACGGGCTTGGAGAGGCTTTCGCAAAGGCATTCGATAGGGCTTTCGGGAAGGCTTCCCAGAAGGCTTTGCCGAAGACTATGCCTAATCAGGAGCAGGAACAGGAACAGGAACAGGAACAGGAAGAAGATGAAGCCACTGACGTGGCTTTGCCGGCAGCAGGCGGCGATGCCGCTGCTGACGCCGATGGCGAAGAGGGCGGCGATGCAGGGGAGGGCGAGGACCTGCTGGGCAAGGTGCCGAAGAAGGTCGGCACGCCGCCATGCCCGCACCTGAAGATCATCGACCTGTACCACGACATCCTCCCGGAACTGACCGAGGTCCGTGTGTGGGAGGGCGAGCGCGAGCGAAAGCTGGCGGCCCGCTGGAAGGGCGACAAGGCGCGGCAGAACCTGGACTGGTGGCGCAGCTTCTTCGAGTCCGTGCGCGGCATGCCGTTCCTGATGGGCGAGCGCACTGGCCGTGACGGTCGGGCCTTCACCTGCACGCTGGAATGGCTGGTCAGCCCGAAGAACTTCGCCAAAGTCATCGAAGGCAACTACGTGGACCTGCGCCGATGAACGCACTCCGCGAACAAGAGCCCATGCGCGGCCCCTTTAACCTCGACGCCGAAACGGCGGTGCTGGCGGGCCTGCTGCTGCACAACTCCGAGCTGGCCAACGTCCAGGACTGGCTCGGTGCAGACGACTTCTATTCCCCGGACAACCGCACCATCTATGCCGCGATCGTGGAGCTGACCGGCGCGAACAAGCCTGCGGACGGCGTCACTGTTGGCGAGTGGCTGCTGGCGCAGGGCGGCGAGGACGGCGACCGCCTCGCGACAATGGCAATGGAGCTGGCATCTACCGCCTACACCGCGTCGAACGTCGTCTCCTACGCCGAGGTGATCGTCGAGCATTCGCACATGCGGCAGTTCATCGACACCTGCCAGAAGGCGCTCGGCGCCGCCCAAGGGCGCCGCGGTCACTCTGCGGAGCAGCTGGCGGCGCACCTCGCAACGCGGCTGAGTGCCATCGCGCCGGTTCGGGCGACGGGCCTGCGGCCGTACCGCGAGGTGATGAATCGATTCGCCACCCAGATGGCCGAGCGTCACCAGCATGGGCGTCGTGTGGGCATGCCGACGCCGTGGGCGGACGTGAACAAGGCCATCGGTGGACTGTTGGACGGCCAGGTGATCGTGCTGGCCGCGCGCTCGAACATCGGCAAGTCGCTGCTGGCTTTCCAGCAGGCGCGCTTTACCGGCTTGCGTGGCGATCCAGTTGCGGTGTTCTCCATGGAAATGGTCGACACCGACGTGGCAGCACGCGACGTGGCTGCGCTGGGAGAGGTGCCGCTGCAGTGGATCATCGGCCAGGATGAAGGCGCCACTGCGGAAGACGCGGACCTCTACTGGGCGCGCAGCACCGAAGCGATCCGCAGCATGATGGGCGCCTCGATCTTCCTGGACGATGACCCGCAACTGTCGGCGCCTCAGATCGTCGCTCGCGCCAAACGTGCCCATGCACGCAAGCCGCTGCGGCTGGTCGTGATCGATCACCTGCACGAAATGTCGCTGCCGGGAAAGCAGGACGAGGCGCTGGAGCGCGGGCAGGCGCTGCGCGACATCAAGGGGCTGGCCAAGTTCCTGAAGTGCCCTGTGCTGGTGCTGGCCCAGCTCAATCGAGCAGGCGCCAAGGGGGAACGCCCGAAGGTGACCGACATCCGTGGATCGGGCGGCATCGAAGAAGTGGCCGACGTGATCCTGTTCGTCCACCGGCCCGACGTCTACAACCCGACCGACCGCCCTGGACTGGTCGAGGTGATCGTGGGCAAGGGGCGGAACATCCAGACCGGCACCGTCGTTTCGCTGCGCAACGAGTACCAGTTCCAGCGTGCCGTCGATTGGGACGGACCCGCGTTCGAGTTCGAGCAGACCGCTCCGCCGGCAAAGCCGCATAGGCAGTTGGCGCAGCGTCTCGGCAGCCGTCGCCGCGACCAAGGAGACGACGAATGACCCTGACCGCTGCAGCAAAGAAGATCCGCGCCAAGCGCGCGCGCCGGCCGATCTACTTGGTGGTGGCCAAGCTGATCGATCCGAACACCGGAGCGCTGGTAGGTGCGCTGGTGCCGGCCGACGACGTGGATGGCAGGCTGATGCGCGATCGCAAGTTCCGCATCGGCCGAAAGATCAGGGCCGAACTGAAGCAACCGCGCGAGGAATGGCAGCACCGTCTGATCCACAAGATCGGACACCTGATGGTCGACCACGTGGAGGGCTGGGAGCAGTTGGAAGCGCACGACGCAGTGAAGCGCCTGCAGCTGGAAGCCAACGTGTGCTGCGAGGTGGTAGAGCTGGACGCCACGCCGGTCATATCGGCGGTCCTCTACGCGTGCGAGGCGATGCTGGGTGCTGGCGCGCGAAAGGTCATTGCCGGAGTCCTTCCGGCGATCCGTACCGTGCCGGTCAAGCGCGCCGAGAGCCTGTCATTCGACGAGATGGAACAGGCCCGGTTCCAGGAGCTGTTCGACGGCCTGACCGAGTACATCGGAAACCACTACACCCACGTGATGCTCGACGACGTGCGCGCCGAGTTCTGGAACATGGCCGGGCAGAACAGGAGGGTTGCGTGATGGGAATGTCAGCTGCCGAGTACCTCATCGACGGCCTTGCCAAGGGCCAAGCCCGCTTCGACTGCGGCTTCTATCGTCTTCGCCAGTTCGAATGGGTCGTTGCCTTCATGCCACTGCGCAAAAGCAGAGTTGGAGGTGGAAACGGCGCTCGACCGGGCGGAACTGAGGCGAAGGGCAAAGTTCACAAGGCTGTCGGAAAGCGAAGGGAATTCGTGCCCAACCGCGAGCGCGTCGCGCATTTCCTTGGAAATCTCGGTTGCAGTCAGGGCTCTCTGAAGAAGCTCGTCGTCGCGGTTGTTCCCAGTGAGGTGCACACCTATTTCAAAGAGCTCCAAAAGCTGATTATTGAAAGGTTCCATCGCGAGCGCGAAGGCACATCGCGCACGCGCTCTTTCACGGATGACTGCTTTCTGCTGATCGTGTCTGAAGATTCTGGTGGGCACCCATGCCGCGACCAATACAGAAGCGGCGGCTATTGCCGTCTGGATCCAAGCCGACCAGTTGACCGACCCAGTCTCAGCCATGCAGTTGTATACGCAGTCCATGCAAATTCCCCTGTCTGTTGGGGGCAAGCATGAAGCGCGGCCGCTCAACCAGCAAGCCGACCGTGGCTGAGCAGCAGCGGATGGACGCCATCGCCGAAATCGGCTGCATCGTGGCCCATAGCCTGGGCATCGACTTGGGCGACAGGCCTATCCCGGCGGAAGTGCATCACCTGACGGTCGGCGGCAAGCACGGTGCCAAGCGTCGGGGCCACGATTTCACCATCGGCCTCAACCCTTGGTCCCATCGCGGCGAGCCCTTTGGCGGCATGTCCGCTGCGCGGTGCGAGGAACTGTTCGGCCCGTCCTACGCCCGCCAACCCCGCAAGTTCCGCCAAGAGGTCGGCAGCGACGACTACCTGCTGGACCTACAGAACACCTTGATCGAGAAACACATGAAGGAGACCCGCCAATGGCAAGCCGCCTGACGTTTGGCATTGACCCCGGCCTGACCGGCGCCATCGTGACGCTGATCGATGGCGAGCCCGGCCCGCTGGTCGACATGCCGGTGATGGACGGGGAGGTGGACGCGCGCGCCGTTGCCGCATTCCTTCGCCAGCAGCGGGACGCCAATCCTGGCGCGTCGATCGCCGTGGCTCTGGAAAGGATCCACGCCCGTCCGATGCGCAACGGCGAGGGCAAGGCCATCGAGGGATCGGTGGCCAGGCACAACTTGGCCGAGGGCTTCGGGCAGCTGAAGGCGACCGTGCGGCTACTGGGCCTGCACCTGGTGCTGGTGCAGCCGTCGGTCTGGAAGCGCCGCTTCGATCTGTCGGGGAAAGGCAAGGACGCCGGCCGCGTGCTGGCGATCCAGCGTTTCCCGACCGCCGCCACCCAGCTGCAGCGGAAGAAGGACAACGGCCGGGCAGATGCGCTGCTGATTGGCCTATACGGCGACAGCCTGATCAGGGGTGGCGCATGACCACCGCCGAGGCCCGCACGCGGAAGCGATACAACGCCTACCTGCGCCGGCATGGCGTATGCGCCGTCTGCACCATGCGCGAGCGTGGCAGCAGCCCAGCGCACTGCCAGCGCCGTCCGGACAGGAGGGGGAACTGCGACACCGACGGCCTGCTGCCGGTGTTCCGATTCGACGAGAACGTGCTGAAGGGGATGCGCGATGGCGACTGATGACTACCTAGTGCAACAGCTCCGGGCATGGGGTCATGCGCAGGCCAACCGCTTCGCGATGACCTACGCCGACCGCAGCACGCACGTGCTGGAGAAGGCCCGCGACATGGCGCCCGGTACCCGGGAAAGGGCCCTCCGCGACCTGGTGGGCCGAGACGGATCCAGCCGCCGGCGATTCATGGCCGACCGCAGCGGCGTAGAAGGCATGGGAATGCTGCCGGCTTGGGCAGTTGACCCGGTGCGGTCGACGAACGATGCCGACAAGCCGCATGACAACCCCGAGATCGCCGTCGACGTCGGTATCCCCGACGAACTGCGGTGGGTCGAGCAGGCGCTGGCGTCGATGATGCGGCAGTGCCCGCTGCGCGCCCTGGTGCTGCACACCGAATACACGGTGTCCGCCAGCCAAGCCGTCAAAGCGAGGATGGTCGCCGAAAAGTATGGGGGGGAGCTGACACTGCGCCAGTATCGGTATGAGCTGGGCAAGGGGTTGGAGTGGTTCCGGGGACGGCTTGCTGCATAATCCAAAGACCCAGTCCAAGGAGATGGAACATGCAGGGGAAGTGCCCGAAGTGCGATAAGGCCGTTGTCCGCATCAATACCGAAAAGCAGACCACAGCGGTGGGCGGAATCACAACCCACATTCTGGTGTTCAGCACCAGCTGCTGCCATGTGATTGTCAGCGTGGCGTTGGATCCGAAGGAGATCGTGAAGCGGATCGGTTGACAGTGACGTCACCGAATGGTTTGATTCTGCAACTGTCAAGAATTGTCCCTGAAGCCCCGGCCCTGCGTCGGGGCTTCTGCGTTTCCGGGACTGCGCTTCCTGCGGGCGTAGGCCAGAGGTCCAGGCTGCCGGGCTCATAACCCGGAGATTCGCCGGTTCGAATCCGGCCCCCGCAACCATCCACGCCCGTCCACCCTCACCGGACCAATTCGCCGAGCCTGCCGGGCTGCGGTGACGGGCACCTATCGCCGGAGATCCACCCATGTCACAGCTGCTGCTGCCAATGACCCCAGCGCAGTGCCTGCAGCACGTGGTCGTGCCGGCGCTCGCCCTGTTGGGTGCCGCTCGCTACGACTCGCCCGAGGCTCGCGTGCTAATGCTGGCCATTGCCGGGCAGGAGTCAGGCCTGGCCCACCGCCGGCAGGTGAAGGGCCCAGCCCGTGGGCTGTGGCAGTTCGAAGAAGGCGGTGGCGTTCGGGGGGTGCTGAACCACCCGTCGACCCGCGTGGCTGCTGCCGCACTGTGCAAAGCCCAGGGTGTCAGCGCCAATCAGGCTTCGGTGTACTTGCAGCTTGAACTGGACGACATCCTGGCTGCGGGCTTCGCCAGGCTGCTGCTCTTCACGCTACCGCAGCGCTTGCCCGAGCTGGGGAACGTGTCGATGGGGTGGAAGCAGTACCTGGACGCCTGGCGACCTGGGAAGCCTCACATCGACCGCTGGCCGAAGTGCTACGCCGCGGCCATGCAGGCGGCAGGCTGATGGCGGAGGACACTGCACCGTGGTGGCTGGCTGGCGGCGCGGTGGCGCTGTGGTTGGTCCGCGAGACCTGGGGCTCGATCCTGTCCCGGCGCAAGGAGCGCACCGAGACCGATGCCAACGTCGACCTGCTCAATGGTCTGGTGGAGCGGGTCAAGTCGTTGGAGGCATCCCAGGTGGCCACCAGCAATCAGCTGGCCGACGAGATCCGGCTGCGCATGGCAGCGCAGGAGGAATCGCACCGCCTGCGCCTGCGCGTCATGTCCCTGGAAGACGCAATGCGCCGAGTTGGCGCGGTGATTCCCCCGGAGCCTACGCAATGAACCGCATCGCCATCGCAGTCGCCGCCTTCACCCTGTGGTCCGCAGCCATGTTCGGTGCGGGGTGGGTCTGGCGCGGCGACCGGGCAGAGACCAGGGAAGCCGACCAGCGCGCCGCCAGCGCCGAGGCAGTCGCCACCCAGGTCAACCAGACCCGTGCCACCGAGCACGCCCAGGCCGAGACACTGGCCGCCATTGGAGCGAAGCATGAAGAAGACCGCACTGCGGCCGCGGCCGTCCCTGCTGCTGTTGTTGCTGGCGTGCGTGATGGCAGCCTCCAGCTGCGCGACGACCTCGCCACCTGCAATACCGCTCGCCTGTCCCAAGCCATCGCCGGCACCATCGAACGTGACCAGGCAGCCCAACTACGAGCAGAGGTCGCGGGCGCTCTTGTTCAAATCGGGCGAGACGCCGATGACCACGTCCGCGCCTGCCAAGCCGTGATCCGGGCGGACAGGGAGCAGTAATGGCACGGCCCAGTAAGTACAGCCAGCAGCTTGCCGACGCGATCTGCGACCTGCTGGTGGATGGCAAGAGCCTGCGCACGATCTGTTCCACGGCGAAGATGCCGAGCCGTTCCACGGTCATCCGTTGGTTGGCTGAGAACGAGGCATTTCGCAACCAGTACGCGCGTGCACGCGAGCTGCAGGCGGACACGCTGGCCGAAGAGATCCTCGACATCGCCGACAAGGCGGTGCTGGGCGAGCGGCTGAAGAAGGACGGCAAGGGCAAGGTGTTGGAGCGACAGACCGGCGACATGGTCGAGCGCTCCAAGCTGATGATCGATGCCCGGAAGTGGTACGCCGGCAAGCTTCAGCCCAAGAAGTACGGCGAGCGCGTCGCCTTGGACCACGGCGTACAGGACAACCTGGCCGACCAACTGAGGGCCGCCCGTGAGCGCGCAGCCGGCCGCGAGTCCTGAGCAGCAGCTGGTCGAGGCGATCGGCTCGTTCCAGCACGACCCGCTGGGCTATGTGCTGTTCAACTTCCCTTGGGGCGTCAAGGGCGGCCCACTGGACGGCAAGAAGCTGCGCGCTTGGCAGCGCCGGCGGCTGGAGAAGATCGGTAACAGGCTGCAGGCCGGTGCGGCTGATGCTGGTGAGGTCATCCGGCAGGCTGTCGGTTCGGGTCACGGCATCGGCAAGTCCGCGCTGGTGGCGATGCTGATCAAGTGGGCCTTCGACACGTTCGAAGACACGCGCGGCGTCGTCACAGCCAACACCGACATCCAGCTGCGCACGAAGACCTGGGCGGAACTGTCGAAGTGGCATGAGATCAGCCTCACCAAAGACTGGGCCACGCTGACCGCCACGGCGCTGATCAGCAACGCCCCAGGCCACGACAAGACCTGGCGCATCGACGCGGTGCCGTGGTCGCAGAACAACACCGAGGCGTTCGCCGGCCTGCACAACGAGGGCCGGCGCATCCTGCTGGTGTTCGACGAGGCTTCGGCCATCGCCGACAAGGTGTGGGAAGTGGCCGAGGGTGCGCTGACCGACCAGGGCACCGAGATCATCTGGGCCGCGTTCGGCAACACCACCCGCAACACCGGCCGGTTCCGCGAGTGCTTCCGCCGGTTCAAGGCCAGTTGGGACACCGAGCAGATCGACAGCCGCACCGTTGAGGGAGTGAACCTGGTCGAGGCCGAGCGCATGGTGCGCGACTACGGCGAGGACAGCGACGTGGTGAAGGTCCGTATCCGCGGCCTGTTCCCCTCGATGTCAGCCCGCCAGTTCATCGCCGAGGCGGATGTGGCTGCAGCCTACGGGCGACACCTGCGGCCGGAGCAGTACAGCTGGGCGCCGAAGATCCTCACGCTGGATCCGGCGTGGGAAGGCGACGACGAGCTGGTGATCGGCCTGCGTCAGGGCCTGGCCTATCGGCAGCTGCGCACGCTGGCCAAGAACGACAACGACATGGCGGTGGCGGCGATCCTCGCCCAGCTGGAGGACGAGCATCAGGCCGACGCTGTGTTCGTCGATGGCGGGTTCGGCACAGGCATCGTGTCCGCAGGCCGAACCATGGGCCGCGACTGGCGCCTGGTGTGGTTCTCGGGCGAGTCGGGCGACCAAGGCTGCCTCAACAAGCGCGCCGAGATGTGGAAAGCCTGCCGCGACTGGCTGAAGGAAGGCGGCGCCATCCCTGAAGACCCGCAGCTGCGCGACGAGCTGCAAGCACCGGAAACCGTGCCGCGCCTCGACGGCAAGCTGCAGATGGAATCGAAGAAGGACATGAAGCGCCGCGGCCTGCCGAGCCCCAACCGGGCCGACGCCCTGGTGCTGTCGTTCGCATACCCCGTGATGCCCCGGCCGCGCTTCCCCGACGGGTCGCCGATGGAGCATCGCGACCACGCCGACCAGCAGGCCGGCGAGCCCTACAACCCGTTGTCCTGAAGGAATCCCCATGTGCAACTCCGCCCCCAAGGTGAAGCCGGTGGCCGCAGCGCCCGAAGTGGCGCCCGAGTCGATCGACGATGCCGCCGTGAACGAGCGCGACCGCGAGCGCCAGCGGCAGCGCCTGCGCTTCGGCGCCAGGTCGACCATCCTGGCCGGCGATACCAGCTCGGCGATGCCGACCGCGTCGGTCAAGACGGCGCTGGGTGCCTGACGCCATGTGCACCTCGCGCCAGATCATCGATCCGGGTGGACTGCTGTTCGGCGACAAGACCGGCAAGTACGCCGACCCGCTCGGCATCACCAAGACCGCCGTGGGTGATCCGACCGGCCGCGTGCGCCGCGCTCGCAAGGAAGCCGAGGACGAGCGCCGCACGTACGCCAGCAGCGGCGCGTCCTCTGTGGCGTATCGATCGCTGGCGCCGACGACAACCGCGCTGGGTGGAACAGCTCCGCGCAACACCGTGCTGGGGGGAGGCTGATGGACATGATGGAGCTGCGCGCGCACTGCCGGCGCCGCAAGAAGGCCATGAAGGACAGCCAGACGGACTGGAACACCGACTGGCGCCAAGTGTCGGAGTACGTGGACCCAACCCGCGGCCGCTTCTACGGCGAGACCGACACGAAGCCCAGGAAGCGCAACCGGGCCAAGGTGATCAACAGCACCGCCACCGAGGTCCTGCGCACGATGTCGGCCGGGATGATGTCCCACATGACGCCGAAGGCGCAGCCGTGGTTCCTGGTCAAGACGCCGGACCCGGCGTTGTCTGAGCAGTTTGGCGTCCGGGTATGGCTGGACGACGTCGCGCAGCGCATCCGGGACGCCTTGGCCAGCAGCAACTTCTACAAGGCCATGCCGGTCGTCTACACGGAAGACGGACTTTTCGGCACTGCGCCAATGCTGATCCTCGAAGATCCGCGCGAGGTGGTCCGGTTCTACTCGCTCACCGCAGGCACCTACGCGGTGGGGCTGGACGACCAGCAGCGCGTCGACTCGCTGTGGCGCCGGTACACGAAGACTGCCCGGCAGCTGGAGCAGCGCTACGGTGCAGACCGGCTGCCGAGAACCGTTCGGGACTGCCTGGCGAACAATGGCGACCGCGAGTTCATCGTGGAATCGCTGATCGAGCCGAATCCCAACGAGCGCCCCGGTATCGGGCCGCTGGGGCTGCAGGCGCCGCAGTTCCGACCCTACCGTGAGGTGGTCTGGATCGATGGGGTGGGCACTGCCGATCACGGGATTCTGGACATCGGTGGGCATTACGAAGCGCCGTTCGTGGTGGCTCGCTGGAATCCGGTGGCTGAAGACGTGTACTCCACCAGCCCGGCGGTCGACTGCTTGGGAGACATCAAGCAGCTGCAATATCTGGAAGGCGAAAAGCTGCGTCTGATGGAGCAACTCTCCGATCCCACGCTCGGAGGGCCGGAATCGCTGAAGCGGTCCGGAGGCGCGCGCCTGCGAAAGGGCGGCATGGTTTACCTGCCACAGGACTCGGTCAACGCCACCGTTGCGCCGGTCTACACCCCTGACGCCAGAGGGCTGCAGCAGATCCGCGAAGAGATCGCCACCATCGAGGCCCGCATCCAGCGGGCTTTCTTCTATCAGCTCTTCCTGATGCTCGAAGCGCTGGGCGACAAGACCGACCGCACGGCAACCGAGATCGCCACCCGCAAGGAAGAGAAGGCGGCCGTGCTGGCGCCCACGCTGGAGTCGATCACGGACGAAGTTCTCGACCCGGTGATCGTTCGTGTGTTCCGCCTTCTGGAACGCGCCGGCCGCATCCCGGACCCACCGCAGGTGCTGGCGGACCTGCCCCTGAAGATCGAGTACACCAGCATCCTGGCGCAGGCGGCCAAGGCCGCAGCAGTCGGCTCCATCGAGCGCACGGTGCAGTTCGTTGCCGGCGTCGCCCAGGCAACCGGCGATCCCTCGGTGATGGACAAGCTGGACGCGGACCAGGTAGTCGACGAGTACACCACTGCGGTAGGTGGTCCGGCTTCGATCATCCGCAGCGACGATGCCGTGGCCAGCATTCGTGCCGATCGCGCCCAGCAGCAGCGTCAGCAGCAGCTCGCGGCGGCCGCGCAGCCGCTGAAGGATGCAACCCAAGCACTGAAGACCGCCAGCGATACGGTGCCCGAGGAAGGCTCGGCGGCCCAGGCGCTGATTGACGCCATGCAGGGTGCCGCATGAGCAGGCCGGGGCGTAGCCAAGAGGACATCGACCAGGAGCGCCGCGAGCGCCAGCTGGCCACGCTGGAGCTTCGCCAACTGCGCGAGGACGTCCGTACCGTACTGGCGGAGCCTGTCGGCCGCCGTGTGGTCTGGGCGTTCCTGCAAGCAATGGGCGTGGACGCCAGCGCCTTCAACACCAACGCGATGGCCCAGTCCCGCGCCATCGGCCGCCAGGAGGCGGCCCTGTGGTGGCTGCTGGCAATCCGTGACAACTGCCCGGAGCGCGAAGCTCAAATGCGCGCCGAGGCCAACAGTGCACTGAAGCGGCTGCAGTCGCAGCTGCAGCAACCCGAGGAAAGTGAACATGTCGACTGAAACCGCCACCGAGACCAGCACCCAAAATTCTGGCGAAGGCGAGGGCAAGACCACCACCAGCACCACGGAACAGCAGGGCACCGGCGGCAGTGGCCAGCCGGCAACCGAGGGTACGGGGAACGGAGGTGATGCGAAGGGCACCACCAGCACGGACACCAAGGACGAAGGCGGCGAGGCCGGCAAGTCCAAGGGCGACACCAGCGATGGCGCACCGGAGCAGTACGAGGCGTTCAAGGTGCCGGAGGGATTCACCCTCGAAGGCGACCGCCTCGGGCAGGCCACCGAGTTCTTCAAGGCAAAGGGTTGGACGCAGGAACAGGCCCAGGAGGCCGTGGACTTGTATACCCAGATGGCCGGGCAGGACGCGGCGGCACTGCAGCAAGCCGTGGAGGCTCAGCGCCTGCAGCAGCTGGAGCAGTGGGGCGCTGATGCCAAGCAGCAGTTGGGCGCCAAGTACGACGAAACCGTCGGCCTGGCCACCACCGCGGTGAAGGCCATCAACGATCCCGAGTTGACCAAGGCGTTCAACGACCTGGGTTGGGGCAACCACCCGACCATGATCAAGGCGTTTGCCTTCTTCGGTGGCTTCCTTCGCGACAGCAAGGTGGACGGTCTCGGCGGCACCACGACCAGTGGCACCCAGAGCACCGGTGACCGCATGTACCAATACGCCGACCGCCCTGCCGCACGCCAGCGCGACTGAGCCAACACAACAACCCATCCCACGGCCGCCGATTGGCGGCTTTTTCGTATCCAGAGGACTGAACAATGGCAACTCTGACCCGTGATGTTCCGAACATCACCGACATCTCCACCCGCTACACCCAGGACGGCAAGCCGCTGCCGATCGCGGAGATCCTGACCAAGCGCAAGCCGGTCTTCCAGGACATCCCGTGGGTTGAAGCCAACACCACGAACGGTCACCGCATCGGCGTGGAAACGCAGCTGCCCGAGGCCGTTCTGCGCAAGCTCAACGCTGGCGTGAAGCCGTCGACCGGCAAGGCCGCCGACATCACCGAAGCCACTGCCGAGTTCGCGTCGCTGGGCCAGGTCGACAAGGTGCTGGCTGAGCTGTCGACCAACGTCTCCGATTTCCGCGTGAAGAAGAACGGCCGCCACATCGAGGCGATCGGCCAGAGCTTCGAGTCGCAGTTCTTCAACGGCTCCAAGATCCAGTCGGCCGGATTCGTGGGCCTGAAGGAGCGCTACGCCGACGCCACCGGCGACCTGTCGCGCCAGATCATTAAGCTGCCGGGCACTGGCAGCAATCTGACCTCGATCTGGGTCGTTGGCTGGGGCGATGACTCGGTGTACGGCATCTACGCCAAGGGCACCAAGGCCGGCATCCAGCACACCGATTACGGCGACGAACTGGTCGACGACGGCAACGGCGGCAAGTACCCGGCCTACCGCGACTGGTTTGCGCTGCAGGCCGGCCTGGCGGTTGAAGACCCGCGCTGCATCGCCCGCGTGGCGAACATCAAGGTCAGCACTCTGAAGGTCGACCCCGAGCCGAACACCGAGCTGGTGCTGATCAACGAGCTGATCAAGGCGACGCACCGCATCGAGCGCCTGGAGAGCTTGAACACGGTGATCTACGTCAACCGCGACATTTACGAGTGGCTGGACATCCAGGCCAACAACCGCCGCATCCTGGCGCTGAAGCAGACCGAACTGAACGGTCAGCCGGTGAACACCTTCCGTGGCATCCCGATCCGCGTCAGCGACGCGCTCGCCTGGGATGAAGGTGCCGTTGCGTAACTGACCGACCCCGCTTCGGCGGGTGCTGAAAGTAAACCCACACAACTGGAGCAGGATCCATGTCCCACATTGACGCACGCGCCGAGTTCTCCTCGGCGCAGGCGGTCACCGCGACCGCCATTTCGACCAACGTGATGAATCTGAAGGGCACCGGCCTTGCGCCGAATGCCACCGAAAACTTGGGCGCTCCGGCGATTACCTATCTGGTGATCGTTGCCACCCAGGCTGCAGCAGCGGCAGGCGCTGCCACCGTCGTCGCGTCCTTGGAGTCGGCCGACAACGCCGCTCTGTCCACCAACCCGAGGGTGCACTACGCCACCGGCGCCTTGGCACTGGCCGACATGACCGCCGGTGCGGTTCTGGCGGTCGTGCCGCTGCCGGCGGGCGACTACAAGCAGTACCTGGGTGTGCGCTACACGGTGGCGACCGGGCCGCTGACTGCGGGCGCCTTCAACGCGTATCTGACGCTCGACCCGAGCATCTGGCGCGTGTACGCAGATGGCAAGCCGGCCACCCCGGCGTCCTGATCGCACCACTGGCAACACAAGGCCGCCTTCGGGCGGCCTTCTTCTTTCTGGGTGAGCCATGACCTCCCAAGTTGAAATCTGCAACCTGGCCTTGGGCAAGCTGGCCCAGGACATCACGATCACCTCGCTGACCGAGCGCTCCAAAGAAGCGCGCGTGTTCTCGCGCCTGTGGGAGCCGTTGCGCGACCTGGTGCTGGCCGACCGGCTGTGGCCGTGGGCGATGAAGGCCCAGCGCCTGGCGGTCGCCGCAGAGGCGCCGATGCCGGGTTGGGAGATCCGCTACGCGCGCCCGTCGGATTGCATCACAGTGCTGGCCATCACCGACGACCAGGGCACGCGCGCTGGACGCCGACTGTCGCGCTGGTGTGAGCCGCAGTTTCGCCAGCGCCACGGCATCCAGTTCGAACAGGCGATGGGCACCGATGGCACGTCGCTGCTGTGCGACCGGGCCGAGGCCTATCTGATCTACGTCGCCCGCGTGGAAGACCCGGAGCGCTACCCGGCGCACTTCGTGGATGCGCTGGCCTGCAAGCTGGCCGAGGAAGGCGCGCCGGCGATCATCGGCGCCAATGGGTTCTCCAACAAATCCGGCCTGAAGCAGCTGTACCAGCTCGCGCTCAGCCAGGCCGCGGCGCACGACTTCAACGAGGCCGACGAGGACGAGCGCCAGCCGTCCATGGCCCAGATGGCGAGGGCCTGACCATGGCACGTCTGCTGCAACCGAGCATGTCCGGCGGCGAGCTGTCGCCCGGGCTCCAGGGTCGCGTCGACATGGTGCGCTATGCCATCAGCCTGAAGACCTGCCGCAACGTCATCACCAAGCCCACCGGTGGGGCTGAGAAGCGTCCGGGCTATCTATTCCGCGGCGGCGCCAAGCACAACGAACGCGCGACGCGCTTCATCCCGTTCATCTACTCGACCACGGTCAAGTATGCGATCGAGATGGGCGACGGCTACATGCGGTTCTGGGTAGGCGGCGCGCTGCTGCGCAATGGGGCGGGGGACATCGTCGAGGTGGCCACGCCCTACACCGGCGAGGACATCTACAAGGTGCGGCACACGCAGTCGGCCGACGTGCTGTTCCTGGTGCACCCGTGGATCCCGCCGAAGGAGCTGCGCCGCCTTGCTGTTGACCAGTTCGAACTGCGGGATTTCGAGTACCGGCGTGGTCCATTCCGCCCGTTCAACAACGACGAGGCCGCGCTGCTGGCTGTGTCCGGCACCCAGGGCGTGGTGACGGTGACGACCAATGTCCCGACTTTCACCGCGGAGATGGTCGGCTCGCTGCTGTACGCCGAGGAAAAGGAACTGCGCTCGGTGAAGCCGTGGGTAGCGGCGGAGAAGAAGGTGCCGCTGGGCGCACTTCGCCGGAGTGACCAGAAGGTTTACCGCTGCGTGAGCGTCCCCGTGGTGACCGGCCTGGAAGGAACGCCGTACTACGTCTGCGGCAGCGTGCGCCCCGTGCACGACAGCGGCCGTGCGTTCGACGGCCCGCAGGACGTGAAGTTCGACAACGTCAACGACTACGCCGTCGGGGTCGAATGGGAATACGTGCATGGCGGGTTCGGAATCATGAAGATCACCGCGTTCACCAGCCCGTTCGAGGTCACCGCCACGGTGATCGAGCGGATCCCCGACAGCATCGTGGGCAACGTGCCGCCGCCGGTGGCGGGCCCGTGGACGTTCAGCGGCGACGGCACCACAAAACAGTTCTCCATCCCTGGCGCGACCAGCAGCAGCTACCTGGACTACCAGGTCAAGATCGATGGCGTGCCGGTTCAATCCAATCCGTACTACCCGGGTGGCAGCGGCACTGGCGGCACCAGTGGTGGCGGTATCGGTCGCGGCGGCAACGTCGCGCAGGAGGCGCAGTAATGGCACAGGGCTGGACGATCGATCCCGGCGCGGACCTGATCAACTTCTACGAGGCACCGCCGACCGGCACCAACAACATCGTGGTGACGCAGTACGCGGCCGGCGCTGTCGGTGGAACCGACGTCTGGGCTGTCGGCGCATGGTCGTATCGCTACGGCTACCCTGGGGAGGTCGAGTTCTTCGGCGACCGCCTGTGGTTCGCCGGCAGCCCTGGCGATCCGCAGACCGTGTGGGCGTCGAACATCGGCGATTACCCCAACTTCGGCCGCAGCTCGCCGATCGTCGACAGTGACGCGGTGTCGTTCACGATCAATGCGCGCCAGGTGAACGCGATCCGCGACCTGGTGCCGCTGGACAGCCTGCTGGTGCTGACCACCGGCGGCGAATGGAAGGTCACAGGCGGGCAGGATTCAGTGGTGACGCCCAGCACCATCGGGATCAAGCCGCAGTCCGCCTATGGCACTGGCGACCTGCAAGCGCGGGTCCTGGGCGAGTCGGCGGTGTTCCTGCAGGCGCAGGGCCAGCGCGTGCGTGATCTGGCCTACCAGTTCGAGAAGGACGGCTTCCGCGGCAATGAGATCAGCATTTGGGCCGACCACCTTGTGCAGGGCTACACGTTCCGCGGCATCGAATACAGCACGGCGCCCTGGCCGATTCTGTGGATGCCGCGCACGGACGGTGTGCTGATCGGCTGCACGTATATGCCCGAGCAGGAGGTCACTGGCTGGCATCCGCACGAAACCGACGGTCAGGTGCTGGACGTCTGTTGCCTACCTGGCGAGATCGAAACCGAGGTCTACCTGCTGGTGCGCCGCCTCATCAACGGCGAATGGGTCCAGTACGTGGAGCAGATGGCACCGACCCGGTACGACGATCCACTCGATTGGAAGTATGCGGACAGCATGCTGACGTACGACGGCCGGCGTCCGAACGGCTCGTCGATGACCCTGGCCAGCACCGATGGGTGGAGCGAGGGCGCGGTGATAACGGCCACGACCGGCGCGGCAATCTTCAGCGGGGCAGGGGATGTGGGCAACATCCTGCGGCTGGCAGCTGGCGATGAACACGTGCGTGTACGGGTGATGACGGTGGTGTCGCCCACGGTCGCGACGGTGGAATCGATCGGCTCAGTGCCGCTGGCGCTGCGCGGCGTCGCTGTGCAGGACTGGACCTACCAGCGCTCGGCGATCGCCGGCATGGGCCACCTGGAGGGCAAGGGCGTGGTGGCCCTGGTCGACGGAAACGTACAGAAGGACCTGCAGGTGGTCGACGGCAAGGTGCAGCTGCAGCGCCCGGGCGGCGTGGTGCACATCGGCCTGCCATACACCGCCCACATCGAGACGCTGGAGGTGAATGCCAACGGTGGTGACCCGCTGCGGCCGATGAAGAAACTCGCCTTCGAGGTAGCGCTGTTGGTGCGCAATACCCGCGGCGTCTACGTCGGCACCACGCTCGATACGCTGGATCCCATCGCACAGCGGGAGTTCGAGAACTACGACGAGCCCACGGGTGCGTACACCGGCGTCCTGACGAAGAACATGTCCTGCCGGTGGGGCGTGGACAGTGGCCACTTCCACATCATCAGCGACGACCCGCTGCCGATGGAGATCCTGTCCCTGATGCCACAGGTGGTGGCGTCCTGATGAAGATCACCGCAGAGCTGGTGCCGGCAGAGGCCGGCCACATCGAGGCGATCGCATCGGCGGCACGGCCGGCAGACGTAGCTGAACTGTGGGCATGCGCTCGCACCACGCCCGCCGAGGCCCTGCAGCGCGGCCTGGCCGGGAGCGCCGAAGCGTGGACCGCGATGGTGCGCGGGGTGCCCGTGTGCATGTTCGGCGCCACGCCTTACTCGATTCTCGGCGGCATCGGCACGCCCTGGATGGTGGGCTCGACTGGCCTGAACCCGCTTGCGGTCCAGAAGGAACTGCTGCGCCTGTCGCGACCGGCCCTGGCCCGGATGCAGCAGGCGTTCCCCTCAATGCTGTTCAACGTGGTCGACCAGCGCAACGAGGCCGCCCAGCGCTGGCTGCAATGGCTGGGCTTCCATTTCCTCGCGCCGGTGCCGGTCGGACCGGACAGCGCCCCTTTCCTCCCGTTCTACTGGAGCGCATAACGTGTGCAATCCCGCCATCGCCCTTTTGGCGACAACGCTCGTCACCGGCGCGTATCAGGCCGATGTCCAGCGCAAGCAGGGCCAGGCCAGCGCGCAGGTGGCCGAGAACAACGCAGTGCTGGCCCAGCAAGAGGCCGACGCCAGCAACGCCTTGGCCACCCGCGAGATGGAGCAGCAGGCCTGGCGCACGCGGATTGCGCTGGGGCAGCAGCGCGCCGCGATCGCCGCCAACAACATCGACCCGACGCTCGGGACGCCGGCGGAGATCCTGGGCGAAACGGCGCTGTTCGGTGAGGTCGACCAGCAGACCATCCGAATGAACGCTGCGCGGCAGGCGTGGGGCTTCAACGCACAGGCCCAGAACCAGCGGACGCAGGGAGAGCTGGCCCGCTGGAGCGGTAACGCGCAGGCGACCGGCACGATCCTGGGCTCGCTCGCCAGTGCGGCCAGCATGGGCTTTGGAGGCATTGGTGGCGCCGGTGCTGGTGGTGCCGGTGGAAACCTGTCCGGGCAGGCCAACGCCATCACCATGCGCAACAACGCGCGCATCTCGCGCGGCTGGGGGCTGTGACATGGCGACCCTGATCCCCCGCACCAGCGGCCCGCAGGTCGAGGCCCAGCTGGGTCCGCAGGTCCGCAACACCGCACAGGTCGACCTGTCGCCGCTCAGCCGTACCGCAGGTGCCGTTGGCCAAGCGGCGGCCGACCTGTTCCAGCGGCAGAAGGACAGCGCAGACCTGACCGCCGTCATGGACGCCCGTCTGGAGCTTTCAAACTGGGAGGGCAATGCGTTCAACCCGGGCAATCCGGATGGCATCGCGAAGTACCAGGGCAAGAACGCGCTGCAGGCGAATGAGGCACTGCTGGGCGATCTGGATCAGCGCGTGTCTAGCCTCCGGGCGACCCTGTCCCGCGACCAGCAGCAGAAATTCGACCAGGTTGCCTTCAGCTTTCGGGACTCGGTGCAGAGCCGGCTCAACAACTACGCCGACCGCGAATACAGCGCTTACGAGCGCACCCGCCTGAAGGCCAGCCTGGACAACATCGGCCAGGACGCCGTCAGCGCCGGCATGTCCGGCGACTTTGGGCTGGCCGACGTGCGGCTGCAGGAAGCCGTGGGCATCGCCAGCGCCGCCTATCAGACGCAGGGCATGGGCGCGGAAGCGATCAAGGCCAGCGAGCGCGGCATCGTATCGTCCGTGCGCAAGCAGACGGCTGCGGCGATGGCCACCCGCGACCCGTTTGCGGCAGAGGACTACTACCACCGCTACGCGGACCAGATGACGCCGGAGGACCGCGCGCAGGTCGAGCGCACGCTGTACCCGGTGGTGAAGGACCGCGCGGCCTATGAACTGGCCCAGTCGCTGGCCGATGGCCGCGGTGCGGTCGAACCGTTGCCGGCGCCAGCGGCAAGGGGCACACCCTCTGCAGCAATCGCCAAGGCGATCGATGATGCCGCGAAGGCCGAGGGGCTGGACGCAGCAGGTCGCGCGGATCTGTATGCGCTGGCCGAACAGGAATCGGGATTCCGCGCCGACGCCGTCAACCCTGAAGTGCTGGATGACGGCGACCAGGCCACCGGCCTGTTCCAGTACCGCGCCACCAGCGCTGGCGGCATCGACCGCAAGGACGCTGCAGCGTCTGCCCGGCGCGCAGCTCGTGAGTATAAGGAACGGCTGGCCAAGGGCGGCCGGGCGTTCGCCATTGCCGCTCATTTCGCTGGAGAGGGTGGGGCCGATGCGGTGGTGAACCGTGGCCGCTCAGCGCAGAACCCGAAGACGGCGCTGTACGTGCGGCAGGTGATGGGCCGCTCCGCGCGGTGGGCGTCGTCCGCGATGCAGGGTGCAACACCGGGAACGCCGGCCGCTGCCGCTGCGACGGCCGCACCGTCGACGCTGGCCGATGCCATTGCTGCGATCCCGCGGACCATGCCGCCGGACCAGCGTGCTGCTGCCGAGGGGTACCTGCGCGACATCTACGCGCAGCGCAAGGACAGGCTGGAGCAGGCGAAGAAGGCTGCGGCCATGTCGATCTACGACAAGGTGGCTGCCGCCGGCGCCAGCGTGCCGCTGTCGCAGGTTCTGGCTCCGGCCGAACTGGCGCTTGTGGGTCAGGATTCCAGCCTGTCCGAGTCGATCAACCGTTACCGGAAGCTGGTCGCCGAGGGGGCCGTGGTCCAGGACGATCCCGAGACACTGGAGAACATCCAGCTCATGCAGGCCCTGCGGCCCACCGAGTTCGCCAAGCTGCCGCTCGGCCAGTACGCCGACAAGCTCAGCGGAAAGACACTGAAGTCGCTGGCCGACGATCAGAACAAGGCCAACGACCCCGCGAAGCGGGCCGACTGGATGACCGACAACGAGCGGTTGGAGCGCGGGTTCCAGATGCTGGGGTTCGGAAAGGACACCGACATATCCGGCAGTGGCTCGCAAGCGAAGAATGCCCCGCGGGACGCGTTGCGCGGCGAGTTCCGCATCGCCTACCAGAACGCGCATACAGCGTTCGTGCAGTCCACAGGCAAGAAGCCGACCCCTGAGCAGGCGGACGTGCTGCTGTCGGCCACGGCGAAGCAGTTTGCCCAGAACCTGCAGTCTGGCCGCCTCGGCGCGATCCAGGAGAAGGACGGCAAGTTCAAGAACAACCCGAAGGTGAAGGTGGGTCTCTACAGCAGCGCGGCGCAGTTCGACCTGCAGGTGAGCCAAGCCGACCGCGACGCGGTGCGGAGCGCATACGCCGATAAGTACGGCCGTCCCCCAACCGACGCCTGGGTCACCCAGTACCTCGCCCGCAAGAGCCAAGGAGCCAAGAAGTGATCGACAACGTGCTGGAAGGCTTCGACGAACTGTCGGACGAGATCGAGAACAACCGGCAGGTGACGCTGCGCAGTGCCTACACCGGCACCAGCCAGAAGCCGGAAGAAGCCGCGCGCGCGAACCAGCTGTCGGACCAGCTTGGCCAGCCCTTCGGTGTCGTGGCGGCGAACCTTGCCGACTACGAGCAGGACGCGCGCCGGCAGGAGATCGACGACGCCGGCCGCGCGTCGCCCCACGTGGGCGATTTCCTCAGCGATCCGCGCCGCATGGCGCTGGCCAGCGATGAGGCCCCGAAGCTGGCCACCTATGCCAACTCGCTGGTCACCGGCGAGGCCCGCGCGACTGCAGAGCCGAGTATCCTGGAGCAGGTCATCGGCGGCATCGTCAGCGGATGGCAGCGCGGCAAGGCGAATGCACTGGCACTGCTGCCGGATGGTCCGGCGGTGATGGACCCCGCGACGGGCCGCCTGACCACGGATCGCTCGGCCGAGGAAGCGGCACTGCGCGCGGACCTGGAACGCAAGGCGCAGGCTGCGGAGGTGACCAGCGCCAGCACCACCCGTGGTTTCGAGGCCTTCGACCGCGCGAACAAGGCAGGTAGCTTCAGCGGCGCGGTGCGCGAGCTGGCCGGCGGCGGCACCGACACTCTGGGCGCTATCGCCGTCACCTTGGGGCAGTCGATCGGCATGGGTGCCCCGGGCCTGGCGCTGACGGCAGCCACCGGCGGCGGTAGCCGCGTGGTGACCGCTGCCTCGGCCGGTACCGGTTCGGGCCTGACCGAGTTTGGCGCCAGCATCGCCGATGCAATGCAGGACGCGAAGGTCGACCCGACCGATGCCTACGCAGTGGGCCAATTCCTGCGTGATCCACAGAAGATGGCCGCGGCACGCGACAAGGCGGCCAAGCGGGGCTTGGCCATCGGCGCGTTCGACGCGTTGACCGCCGGCGTGGCTGGCCATTTCATCAACAACGCCCGACGCAGCGCGTCCTCGGCGATCCTGCGCACCGGTGCCGAGGCTGGCGTGCAGCTGGGCGGCGGCGCGGCCGGCGAGGCCACGGCGCAGCTGCTGACCGAGGAACGCCTGAAGTGGGGCGACATCATCATGGAGGGCTTGGCCGAGGTCCCCACCGGTGCGGTCGAGGTGCATGCCAACTACCGCGCTGCGCGCGCGTCCGGGCGGGTGCGGTGGATCAACGAGCGCCTGGACCAGGTGATGCAGTCGGGGCAGAGCAACGACCGGCTGCGCGCTGCCACCGAGCTTGCCGGCGAGCTGAAACTGGGTGAACGCTCGCCGGAGGACATGAAGGCGCTGACGGCGCAGGTGGCCGGCGAGGACGCGCGCGTGTATCTGGACGCTGACCAGGCTCAGACGCTGTTCCAGTCCGCACCGCAGGTGCTGCAGGACATGGTTGGCGGCGAGTCGGCGCTGGCCGAGCAGCTGGCGACGGGTCAGGTCGTGATCCCAATGGCCGAGTGGATGGCTGCTGTCCCGCGGCTGCCGAACCGCGACGAGATCCTGCGCAACGCTCGAACCACCGCAGACGGGCTGTCGCCGGCGGAGCTGGAAACGCTCGACATCGACGCCATGGCTCGCGAGCTGGGAGTGCCGCTGGACGCGCCGGCCCCGGATGCTACGGCTGCGAATGCCCGCGCGCAGGTGCAGCAGTCGGTCATGGCGCAGCTGGTTGGAACCGAGCGCTACACCCCGGCCCAAGCCGAGAGCCAGGCACAGTTGTGGGGCGCGATGTTCGGCCGCCTGGGCGAGGTCACGGGGCAGGATCCGGTGGCGCTGTACGAACGCTATGCCGCCGGCATCGAGGTAGCCGAGGCGCCGGCAGAGGGCGGCGAGAACCAGCCGCGCACGCTGATGCAGCGGGGTATGGACGCACTGCGCAGCCTGTTCGGCCGGCCGCAGGTGGCCACCGATGGCCGCGGCCAGCAGACCATCGAGCGTGACGGCAGCGCCTATGTGCAGCGCGCCGGGCAGTGGCTGCTGGCGGACGAACAGGGGCAGGCGCGCGATTTCCTGACGCTGGACCAGGCCCGCACCGAAGCCGAACGCACCGGCGGCGAGATCGTGCAAGACGATCCGATTGATGGTCAGCGGCAGACCTGGAGCGTGGCGCTGCCGGATACCGCTGCGCGCGAGGTGCTGGCTGGAGACATCCTGTTCCAGCCGACCCGCACTGACGAAGTGCCCACCGGCCTTGCCCCCGACACGCCGGTGCCGGTGATCGAACTGGAGCCCACCACCGGCAACCCGGCCGAGTGGTTCACCGAGTCGAACGAGCTGATGCGCACGCAGCAGGACGGCACCGAGGTCACCGCACCGGATGGGCAGCCCGTGCGCTTCGCATCCCGCGGCCGGAAGAAGGTCATGTCCAAGGGCCGCCGCGACCCGCTGCGCCAGGCGGTCGCACGGGAGCTGCCGGCGCTGGTGGAGTCGGCCCCGATCCACGCCACCTCGATCGATACGGACGACAAGACGGTTTCCTACGCCTACGCGGCATCGGCGGTGCAATACGACGGCCAGGTCTACCCGGTTCGCCTGGTCTACAGGGTGGGTAACGACGGCGTCCGCCGCGCCTACGATTTCGAGGGCTTTGAAATAGGAAACCCCGACGGCCTCGGCAGCGAAGCGCTGCGCCAATCGGGGTCTGACGTCGGTGCCATGGAGCGGGCCGGCACGGCCGAGTCCGAGTTGCGTACCCGCGGTCTGCCGACGTCGGGGCTGACGCTATCAGAGGTCCTGCCGGCTTTCAACGCCCGGCCGTTCTTCCAGTCGTCTGAGGCGGCCCCCCGGGGGCAGATTCAGATTGGCCAGGGCCGGTCGATGCAGATCAGCCTGTTCAGGGGGGCGGACCTGTCCACCTTCCTGCACGAATCGGGGCACTTCTTCCTGGAGGTCTACCGCGACTTGGCCACGGCAGAGGACGCTGCCCCCCAGCTGCGCTCCGACCTGGACGCATTGCTGAAATGGTTCGGTGTCGAGTCGGCGGACCAGATCGGCGTCGATCAGCACGAACAGTTCGCCCGGGGCTTCGAGGCCTACCTTGGCGAGGGCAGGGCGCCGACGCCTGAGCTGCAGTCCGTTTTCAGCCAGTTCAAGCAGTGGATCCTCGGCGTCTACCGCAGCCTGCGGAATCTGGACGTGGAGCTGACCGACGAAGTGCGCGGCGTGTTCGACCGCATGCTGGCCAGCCAGGAAGAGATCGATGCGGCGCAGGCCCGGGTCGGCTTCGAGCCCATCGCGCGCGACCTGGCCGAAGCGCAGGCGCTGGGCATGACCGAGCGGCAGTTCGCGGACTATCAGGCGCAGGTGGCCGCCGCGCGCGAGCAGGCTGAGGCTGACCTGATGGCGCAGCTGCAGGAAGCCGATGCACGCGCCCGGGAGCGCTGGTGGAAGGACGAGCTGGCCAACATCCGCAGCGAGGTAGAGGCGGAGGTCGAGGCCACGCCGATCGTGCGCGCCTACCGCGTGCTGACCGGGCGCAAGGAAGCCGCCGGCGAGCCCGTGCCGGAGCAGCTGCAGGGCCTGAAGCTGGACCGCGCGGTGCTGGCGGCGACCTACGGCGATGGCCTGCTGGGCAAGATGGGCCGGGTCTACGCGCGCAAGGGCGGAACCCATCCCGAAGAGGTGGCAGCCATGCTGGGCTTCACATCCGCCGACGAGCTGGTGCAGGGCCTGTGGACGGTACGGCAGACCCTGGCCGGCGTGAACGCGGAGGCCGATGCGCGGATGCAGGCGCGCCACGGCGACCCGATGACCGACGGAACGCTGCCGCAGCGGGCCCTGGATGCGGTTCACGGCAGCCGCAAGATCCAGCTGCTGGAGCGGGAGCTGGGTGTACTGGCAGACCTGGCCAAGGAGCCCCGGCCGAACCGGCGCGAGCTGAAGGCCGTTGCGCAGGCGCTCCTGGCTGAGAAGACCGCGCGCCAGATCCGACCGAACGAATACCTGGTAGCCGAGCGAAAGGCTGCCCGCGCGGCGGCGCAGGCGGCGGCCAAGGGGAAGTTTGCCGATGCCCTGCAGGCGAAGCGGCAGCAGGCCCTGAACGCCGTTCTGTTCGCCGAAGCCCGCGCTGTGCAGCAGGAGGTCGAGTCGAAGGTTGGCTACATCCGCCGGCAGATGACCCCGCAGGCCCGCGAGCGGCTGGGCAAGGCGGGCGCCGACTACCTGGAAGCGATGGACACCATCGCCGACACCTACGAGTTCCGCGACGTGTCCGGCCGGGCCGTTGCGCGCCGCCAGAGCCTGCGGCAGTGGGTGGAAGCCCGCCAGGCCGAGGACGACCTGACCGCCGTAAGCGATGCGCTGCTGGCCCGGGTCGAAGCGGAAAGCGTGACGAACTATGCCGATTTGCCGATTACCGAGTTCCGCGAGCTGCACGACGCGGTGACCAACATCGCGCGGCTGGCCAAGCTGAAGAACAAGCTGCTGAGCAACAAGGACCAGCGCGACTGGGAGAGCGCGCAGGCGGAGCTGGCCGGCGCCATCCGCGGTGCGATCGCCGAAGGTAGGCCGCTGCCGCTCTCGGATGCGGACCTGACGGCGATGCAGAAGGTGGGCGCGACCTACACCGGCCTGATGGACTGGGTGCTGCGGCCGGAGACGGTGGTCGAGTGGTTGGACGGCGGCGAGACCGGGCCGTGGCACGACTTCCTCTGGAACCAAGCCGAGGCAGCGCAGCAGCAGCGGATTGAGTTGCGCAACCGCGTCGGCGGCATGCTGGAGCAGACCATGAAGGCCCTGACCCCGGCGCAGCGGGCGGACCTGAACCGACTGGTGTACGTGCCGAGCCTGGGGCGCTCGCTGTCGAAAAACACGATCGTGGCCGTGGCCCTGAACATGGGCAACGCTGGCAATCGCGACAAGCTGATGCGCGGCGGATTCATCGGCAAGAACGCCGAAGTGGTTCAGTTCACCCCGCAGAACATCGCGGAAATGCTGAGTCACCTCACGCCGGCGGACGCACAGATGGTGCAGGGCATCTGGGATGCGGTGAACAGCCTGTGGCCGGACATCGTGGAGCAGCAGCGCCGACTGTCGGGTGTCGCGCCTGAGCAGGTCGAGCCGATGCCGCTGATCTTCACCGCGGCCGATGGCTCGACAGTCAGCCTGCGCGGCGGGTACTACCCGGCGGTGTACGACCCGCGGGCAGGCGCCGGCGGCGTCAAGCAGGCGCGCGCGGCCGAGGAACAGATCATGGGCGGCACCTTCAGCCGCGCCATGACGAGTAAGGGGCACACGAAGGAGCGCACCGGGTATGCAGCGCCGATGCTGTTGGACTACCACCGTGTGCTGTCGCGCCACCTCAATGACGTGATCACCGACGTCTCCCACCGCGGCTACGTGAAGCAGGCGCTGCGGGTGCTGGAAGACCAGGAGCTGAAGAACCTGATCCAGCAGCGGCTGTCGGAGGGCGCCTATCACGCGCTCTACGGGAGCGTGAAGAACGCGGTGCGCGGCGCATCGGTGTCGGAACCCGGCTCCAGCATGGCCGAGAAGATCGGCGACGCCGTCCTGACGAACACTGCAGTGGCCGCACTGGGCTTCCGCCTGCCGCTGGTGTTCGCCAACACCGTGGTGGCGCCGATCCAGGCGGCGGCGCGCGTTGATCCGAAGTACCTGGCCACCGGTTACGCGGCGTACTACCGCAACCCCGGCAAGATGACCGAGATGATTCACTCGCTGTCGCCCTTTATGGAGGAACGCGCCAACTCGCTGGATTCGTCCTACCAGGTGGTGCTGGGCAAGCTGTCGGGGAAACGCGGCATCCGCGCGGCGGCCATGAAGATGGCCATGGAGGTCCACCGCTGGACCGTTCCGCTCGCCGAGCGCGCCATCTGGCTGGGCCGCTACCAGCAGGCCCAGGCGCAGGGCGTCAGCATCGAAGAGGCGGTGCGCTTGGCCGACAAGTCGATCCGAACCACCCAGCAAGCCGGCGCGCCGAAGGACCTCAGCGCTGCCGAGCGTGACCCACGCTACAAGTGGGTGCGCATGTTCATCGGCCCGATGATCATCATGAACAACCGCCTGCAGGAATCGGGCCTGCGTGGCTTGTACCTGGGGCGCGTGCAGTCCCCGGCCCGGGCGCTGGGCACCTGGCTGTCGGCCGGCGTGCTGTCCAACGCGGTGTTCGAGCTGCTGATGATGCGCGGTCCGGATGGTGGCGACGACGACGAGAAGGGCTGGGATGACTGGAGCGCCTGGCTCGCGCGCAAGACCCTGCTGTTCCCGTTCCAGACGATCCCGTTGTTGCGCGATGTCGCCGGAGGCATCGATGCGGCGATCGAGGGCAAGCCGAGCATGGGCCGCCCGAATCCGATCGTTGATGCCGGCGTGGCGCTGGCGAAGTTCGGTCACGCCGTGTGGAAGGAGGGCCGTGACTGGATCGCCGACGATGACGAGCCCGACGCGGAAAAGCTGATCAAGACCGGCGTGCGCGCTGCCGGCCCGCTGACCGGCATCCCCAGCAATCAGATGCTGACCACCGGCGAATACCTCTACGACGTCGGTACCGGCCAGTACACCCCGGACAACCCAGCGGAGGCGGCCGCATACCTCATGTACCGCCGACCCAAGGACGAGCAGTAATCGACCACGCCCAGCCCCGCAGAAGTGGGGCTTCTTATTTCTGGAGCCGATGCACCCATGACCATCTCCGCCAACGACCGCCGCAAGACCTACGTGGGCAACGGCGTCGCTACCGCGTTCCCCGGGCCGCGCGCATTCCTGGCCTCGCATATCCAGGTGTTCACCGGCACGCATCCGGTCTACACCCTGGTGCCGCCTTCGCAGTACACCGTGACCGGACTGCGGGCAAATACCAGCACGGTCACCTTCAACGCCGCGCCTGCATTGAATCGCGACGTCCTGATCCTGCGCACTGTTCCGCTGGATCAGCCGGCCGACATCACCAACCAGGGCGCGTTCCTGCCGGAAATCCATGAGGACGCATTCGACTACCGCGTGATGCAGCTGCAGCAGCTGCTCGACAGCGGCATGCAGCTGGTACAGGATCCCGACAGCGGCGAGTTCGTGTGGGACGCCAAGGGCAGCCGCATCATCAGGGTGGGCGATGCTAAGGGCGATGCCGATGCGGTGAACTTCCGCACCGTCCTGGTGCTGATCGAGCAGATCCAGAATGGCGGCGGATCAGTCGGCATTGCACCGAAGTTCTGGACCTTCGAAGGCGACGGAGAGGTGACCGACTTCCCGCTGCCGGGCGCCGACGTGTTCGATGCCCTGTTCTTCGACACCGCGCTGGAAGGCACGGCCGGCATTGGCGACTACCTGGTATCCAAACCAGGAGACTTCCAGATCCTGGAAGGGGTTGCCGGCGCCAGCCCTGTGATTCGGTTCTCTGTAGCACCAGGCGATGGGGTGCGGGGCTTCACCACCCTGCGCGGCTATGCCCGTCCATGGATCGGACAGCCTCCGATCTACACCGTGGCGCCGCGCATCGTGAGCGTCACCGGCAACACTACCCTGGCCGGTGACATGCACAACACCCTGATCCTGGCCAGCTCGGCCACGCCGATCACCTTGACCATCCGCGCCAACACTGGTGGGAACGTGGATTGGAAGGCCGGCCAGTTCTTCTCAGTGATGCAGATTGGGGCAGGGCAGGTCACGCTGACCATCGAGGGCGGCGGTGGGCAATTCAACGTGCCGGCCGGCTTCGAGTCGAAGACCCGGGCGCAACGCAGCATCATCAGTGCCACGAACATCGCCCCGGACGCCGATGCCTGGGTGGCTGCTGGCGACCTGCTGCGGGTGACGTCGGTACCGGACCTGCAGTGCTTCGAACTGATCGACCGCACGGTCCTGCTGGCGACCAACATTGCCACCGGCAATGGCAAGGACAGCTTGGTCTTGCCCTATGGCCTCCTGTTGGACACGGTAGCCAACGGGGGCATCTACGCCACCCTGTCCACCGCGCAGGCCTCCGGCAAGCCGCTGACGATCGACGTCAACCGCAACGGCACCAGCATCCTGTCCACGAAGATGAACTTTGACAACAACGAGCGCAGTACCACCACCGCGGCGACTCCGCCGGTGCTGGTGGCCGGCGGCGAGGTGTTGGCCAAGGGTGACGAAATCACCATCGACGTGGACCAGGTGGGCACGGCCGGAGCCCGGGGCCTGCGGGTGTACCTGGTTGGCCAGAGGGCAGGCTGACATGAGCGCTCGTATCTATGACCGTCCTGATCTGGACCAGCGCGCCGCACGGCTGGGCCTCTACGTGACGGGAGTCCTGCCCGACGCCCAACTGGCCATGGCCTACGAAGGGCGCCTTTTGATCCACAACGGGATCGGAGGCCTGTCAGTTGAGCAGATCGATGGAGACACGTTGCCAAACGGCTACAGCCTATATATCGAAGGGAACGAGATCGTTGTGGCGTGGCCGCCTTACAGCGAGACGGAGACCATCATTCCAAACCCTGGTTTCGAGGAGGGGGACGTCGGCTGGGTGAAGGGGCCAGGCTGGACCATTGGAACTGAGAACCCGATCACTGGCGCACGATCAGCCCGCTATGGGGAAAATCCTGGAATCTCACCGATCAACAACGGTGCCAGGTATCCCATCAATCGTGGCCGGGCAATCACCGCAAGCTGTAACGTCCGGCAGGGAGCCAGCGCAGAAGGGAACGCAGGCGCGCGGGTAAAGCTGGTATGGCTTGCCGCTGATGGCGGCGTGGTAGCTGAGTCCCTTGGAAACGCCGTCATGTCGGCGTCGAAGAACCGGGTGTACCCGTCTACGGTGGTTGCAGAGCCCCCGGCGGATGCCGAGTTGGTGATGATTGCCGCGGACGGTATCCGCTACAGGGAGAACAAAGCCCTTTTTGTCGACGACTTCGCCTGGGACCATGTTTCTACTACCGGCACCAACACCCGGCGAACCTACCAGCTGACGTTGCGGGTGCGTGATTCTGCTGCGAGGTCGTACATCTGGAGAGGGAGCGTATCCGTCGCCAGGCTCCATCCAGTGTGGGCATCTGCTCCTGTCGACCCGAGCAACTCTGGAACCATTTTCAAGAGTGTCGACGGCGTCACCTGGCCTTCGGGGAGTTATGTCACTGCGGCACCGGCGGGCAAGCTGGCGGGGGTGATCTTCGCTGGGGGGAATAGGCTGTTCGCCTTGGACGATGATTCTGTGCGGCGCGTGTCGTCGGACGAAGGAGAAACCTTCACGGACGTCCTGGGCATTCCTCCTGGCCGCCCCAGGTCCATGTGCTTTACCGGCGAGGCCTGGATAGTGTTCCCATACGTGGACTTTGATGGGGTGTATGGGAACTGCTGGCGTTCCATCGATGGCAGCAACTTCTCCATGGTGAATCTCGGGTTCATCAACTATATGGGCGGGTGCATTGCAAGGGGGGGGACGGTCCTGATCGGCCGACGTGGTTCAGGCCTTGGCCTGTCTACTGACCATGGCCAGACCTTCCAGAACTTCACCCTTCCGCCGGGCTTTGAGGGGGAGTATTTCGCCGACAGTGGGGCGCTGTTTGCGGGTTGCGGTAGTGGCAACGTCAGTTCCGTATTCCTCTCTCCAGACGCGTCGAACGGTTCTTGGACTGCGTCCGCCCTGCCCAGCACCGTTTCACCCCGGGGAATCGCTTACGGTAATGGTCGCTTTGTTCTGATTGATCGGGACGGTGTTGCCTATGTGCGTCCGGATTCCACAGGGGCGTGGGTGCAGGGAGGTACTGCGGGTCCAATCGACAACACTGCCACCCCGTACACCAATCTCCTGATCTTCGCGCAAGACGTGTTTGTCGCGGCGGGGTCAGACGGAAAGGTCTACACATCCCCGGACGGGATGACCTGGGCCCAATCGACAATCTCGACACTTCCAGTCAGCAGTCTGGCCTGGCAGAGGTAGTAGACGGGGTGGGAAGGGTCCGGCTCGGCTCTGCCCGAACGGTTCAGGTAGGTGGCCGGCCCGTTCGCAGGATCTGCGACGGCCGGCCGTATCCTTCCGGCCATGCGTTCTTCCCACGGCTTCCGCACCGCCCCGATCCCCTCTGGCTGGGTCCAGACCGGTGAGCGCTGGGCGCTTTGGTACAACGGCCGGGAGACGGCCGGCGTCGAACCCGATGGCGGGCCTGGGGTGCGCCTATGGCTGGAAGGCCACAAGTTTTGGGAAGTGAAGGAAGTCCGCGCGGCCAACGTCCGGCAGGCGAAGCGGTACGCTGAGCGCTGGTGTGCGGCCAGGCTCTATCCCGATCTGCCCCTGCGCCGGGCAGTCGCCCGGCTGACCGACAGCACCCCGACCCAGCCGCCACCGCCACTGCCCGGCCTGCCGCCGACCCGCGAGCAGCAGCAACAGGCCCGGCGTCTGGCCGAGGCCGGGGCGAAGGAAATCGAGCGGATCAAGGCGGCGCTCGAACCGCGCAAGCCGCCGGCAGAGACGAAACCGCGAGCGAGGGACGTCCGCACCAAGGCGTGGGTGAGGGCAGGGCTGCAGCAGATGCGGAGGGGCGTGTAGGCGTCATCCGGCCCGCAGCTTCACCACGTTTCCATCGCGCAGGCCATCGAGGTAATCCGCCCACACCTGCATCATCCGCACGCGCTCCTGCAGGTGCGATGTGCGGTTGTAGGCCCGACCGTTGGGATCCTTCACCGCGTGAGCAAGCTGGTGCTCGATGATGTCCGGGCGGAAGTGCAGGACCTCGTCCAGAATGGTGCGAGCCGTCGCGCGGAAGCCGTGGCCGGTCATCATCGTTCGGTCGTAACCCATGTTGCGAAGCGCTGCGGTAACGGCGTTCTCCGACATCGGGCGTTTGGGGTCGCGGGCCCCAGAGAACACCCACTTGTGCCGGCCGGTGATCGGCTTGATGTCCTCCAGGATCTGCAGCGCCTGTCTGGACAGCGGCACCAGGTGCGCAGCGCGCATCTTCATCTTGTTGGCGGGGATGGTCCACACGGCCGCGTCGAGGTCAAATTCCTCCCATTCCGCATGCCGCAGTTCTCCAGGACGCAGGAACACCAGCGGCGCCAGCCGCAGCGCCGAGCGGGTGATGGCAGAGCCGCTGTATGCCTCGATGGAGCGCAGCAGGCCTCCCAACTGCACGGGGTCGGTAATCGCCGCATGGTGGGCCTCCTTCGGTGGCGCGAGTGCTCCCTTCAGGTCGGCGACCGGGTTTCGCTCGGCGCGGCCAGTGGCCACGGCGTACCGCATGATCTGGCCGCAGTTCTGCATGATCCGGTGCGCGGATTCGATCGCGCCGCGGTCCTCAATGCGTCGGGCGACCCGGAGGAAGTCCGGCGCGGTGAGGTCGGCAACAGAGCGTGACCCGATCCAGGGGAAGACATCGTTCTTCATCCAGGCTTCGACCTTCTCCGCATAGCTGGGCACCCAGGGGCGCGTGGCCAGCCACTCATTGGCGATGGTCTCGAAGCTGTCCGATCCGAGGGCGGCGTGGGCGAGGGCGGCAGCCTTCTTCTGCGCGCCCGGGTCGACGCCTCGGGCCAGCAGCCGGCGGGCTTCGTCGCGGGCCTCGCGGGCGCGCGCCAAGGAGACGTCCGGGTACAGCCCGATCGACAGCAGCTTTTCCTTGCCGGCGATGCGGTACTTCCAGCGCCAGCTGCGTGCACCGGTCGGGGTGAGGTAGAGGTACAGGCCGCCACCGTCGGTGATCTTCTGCGGCTTGTCGCTGGGCTTGGCGCGCCTGATGGCTGCGTCGGTCAGAGGCATTGGGGGTATCGCTTCAGTGGGTGCGGTCGGATACCCCTTGATATACCCCCACCGTCTCATGGATTGAAACGGATTGCCCCGGTCTGCTGCGGACAATAAAAAAGCCCGGAAACCCTTGTGATGCGGGGGTTTCCGGGCTTCTCCGGTCCTTGACGAACCGTTCGTTGGTGGAGGTGGGCGGAATTGAACCGCCGTCCGAAGGCACTCCATCCCCAGCACTACATGCTTAGCTCACCGTTGGATCTCGTCCCCGAACAGCACGGTGCGCAAAGCGCATCCGGGAACCAGCCTGTTGTGTTCTAGTGCCGGACTGACAGGCAGCCGCCCAGCGCGATTCCATGATAGTGACTCTACACCGCGAGCATGGACACAAGCGGTTTCGAGGCTTAGGCCTTAAGCGGCCAGAGCGTAGTTGTCGTCGTTGGCAACTAGAGTTTTGCAGCTGGATTTACGAGGAAAGCTACCCCCTCGGCATGCGCCAGGCGACTTCACAACCCCCGTCGAAACCAATGCACCCCCGGTTTCTTCAAGTATTGCAAGGCTTTTGGGATCAATGCTGGCAAAAAGCTGGCACTGACCCTGCCCAACGAGGCGAATGGTACCCCAATCTTCCTGAACAGTCACGCGCCGCAACCGTGGCATAGGTTCGGCCCCAGAGCGGAAGATCGGGCTCTCGACGGCAGAATTAGATCAGGCGGCGACTCTCCCGTTCAACGTCGCGGGACACTTGAGCATTGGAGACAACACCAACAGTTCGGACGCCTTGCGCTTCACTTGCGCGTAATAGGTCAGCGCCTTTCGATAGGTTGGCATTCCTTCATACAGAGATTCGATTTGGGGTACATCGTCGTAGGTGAGCATCCATGGCACCTTCATGCCTCGAACGAGTTTGGCAAGACGGGCATGGTCTTCAGGGTTGTAGAAGCTCAGGTATAGGTCGCGTCCCTGAGAGTAGTAGGGTGGATCGATGTTGATCAGCCCTCTCTTGGGAAGAAGCTTTGCCCACTTCTTGAGGCAGTTCTCGGCGTCTAGCCGAGTTACCTGGATTACCTCGCGGTAGAGATGTATCCGCTGGATCTTATGGACAAGATCTGACTTGTTAAAGCGGCAGTCTAGTTTGTAGTCACCCTCTTGTGCCTTGCCACCAATGACGCCGCCCTTGAGAATGCCGGAGCGATTAGTCCGGTTAAGGAAGATCGTCGCGAATGCGAGCTCGGCAAGCCCCGCATTGCCATCTTGAAGAATGGCCCTCTGCTTGTGCCATTCATCCATAGTGACTGCAGTCTTCTCGATTTGATTGCAGAGCTCATCTGGAAAATCGACAACGGTCTTCCAGAACGCATAGATTGCGGGATCGATATCGTTGAGCCAGACCTCTGTCATATCGCCGTTCAGTAGAAGGCGCCAAGCAATGCCGGCTCCTCCGGCAAATGGCTCGGCATACACGCCCCCGTAGACGCTGTTTGCGCGAGCGATGTCAACCACGAGAGGGGCAAGCTGAGTCTTGCCCCCAGGATATCTGAGCGGGGAATCGGTAACTGGCATGAGTGCACCTTAGCGAAAAGTTGAGCTGTTGGCCAGCGCTGTAACACGCTGAATCTCAAGGTTTTCCGCCTTCAAGGTGATCGAGCATTGCCTCTAGCGAAGGACGCCAGGTGTCGAAGTGCTTCTTGAGGTCGTTGGCGGTGGGTATGGTGCCGCCGTGAACAGCGTGCCCGAGGCTGTGTAGGCTGTGACCTGTATGCATTGCGCCCGCCGCCTTCTCGAGATTTGTTAGAGCTTTGCCTGTGACACCAGACTTTTTAAGCTCGTCTGCGCAGGCTTGCGTCAGCGCTGCATCAGTCATGCCGGGTCTGTGCTTTCTGACGCTCTTGGCATATAGCGTCATCACTTGCTCCACCAACGCGCGGAGCAGATAGTTGCCGCTGAAGGTGAAATCGTTCAGTTCCAGCTCCAATCCTTCACGTCGAAGACGAGCCAGGATCGGATCCTTGTAGCTGATACGAAAATCTGTAGGAATCAGTCGTTTTCGTGTATCCGGATGCGCTGCGCTCCGCTTCTGAGGTCCTGTCTTAGAGTTCTCAGGCTGAGTTCTGAGCTTCGTTGCCGCAGGGGGAGCGTGTGGGCGGTCAAGAAGAGTGGACGGCGCGACTCCCTGGGCTTTCAGTTCGTGGGCATAGTTCAAGCGATCCGAGCTGCTTGAGCGCGAGTGCACTCTGTAGCTGCCATCCTCCGCTGGAGTCAGGCTGTCTTCCACCAGGCGCAACAGTGCACCGTCGACTTCATCAACGTCGTGTGTATAGATAAGTTCGCGATTGCTTCCAAGACCAAGGATGGCTCGGACTCCAGGGGTTCCTAGGTAGCGTGTTATCGTCGTAAGGTTGACCTGTTTCCGTTGCTGTGGAGTGAGCGCCCCCCGCGCAACTAGTCGATCCAGAACGCTCACTGCTAGGGTATTCGCGTGAGCTGCAGCGCCTTTGCTCCCGCCAGCCGCGCGATTCTGCTGAGTAGCTGTCCAGTCTTTGGTGCCCGCGCCACCTTGAGCCCCTAGGTGCCGCAACTGAATCCATTGCTGCGCCTCTGCTTCGTCGGCGAAGACGAAAACCTTGACCTCTTTGGGCAGGTTGGCTCTGGAGGAAAGTGCACGAAGCTGCGGCCGTATTGCGTCTGGAGCCCTGGAAGGGTCATTGGCCACAATGAGTGCGCAGGTGCGTCTGTTCCCCTCCACAGAAACGAAATGCCCTGGGTTTCCTTCCATAGGGATGACCCCCAGGACTTCCAGCGGACTGAGCGCCCCCCTTTCAACGATGTCCTTTGCGAGCTCCGCGATCAGTTCATCATCGCAGAGAGCCGCAATAGCCTCTGCCTCGCTTGATACCGGCTCATGCCGTGGATTGTTGAGATTGAGGTGGAGCCTGCTTACCGCGATGCGTTGATCGCCGAGTTGTTCTTGCGCTTGATTCTGATTACTCATCGATATGTCCCCCTGTGAACAATACGTTCACAAATACTGCCAGCTTGTTAACAAGGTTTATGTAGGTGTTTTCCTACATGGCGTTCTAGGGGAATGGGTGACAGGTTGATCGCGGCGGCCGGGGGCGTGGGAGCCCAAGATTCTGCACGGGAGGAGTCCGGTGGCTACTGTCCAGCATCACCTGCGTGAAGTAGCGACCAAACTGCTGCCGCCTTGGCTCCGGCATCCGGAACCATCGAAGGGATCCACCGGCCGTACTTCTTGGCGGTGATCGTCCAGTCGCGGTGCCCCATCTGCCTCGCCACCCACATGACGTTCTCGCCGGCGCTGAGCGCGTGGGAGGCGAAGGTGTGGCGCATCTGATACGGATACCGGTACCGGACGCCGGCCTTGCGCAGCGCGCGCTGCCACTCGCCGGCGCGGATGCTCTGGTCGGACCCCCACCGGGCGTTCGTCCTGGGATCGTGGAAGACGAACTCGCCGGCGGTGGCCGTATGAGCGCGCTGGGCCTTCAGGGCATCGATCGCCGGCTGCAGCAGCTGCACCTCGCGCACGCCGGACTCTGTCTTAGGTGCCTTCATCTTGCCCATGACCCATGCGCGCCGGATCTTGACCGTGCCCTTGCGCCAATCGATGTCCGACCAGCAGAGGCCAATCATTTCCGAGGTCCGCAGGCCCGTGGCGAAGTTGAGCTGGCAGTAGTTGCGCACCTGGTCCTCGCGGCAGGCGGCCAGGATCGCCTGGACTTCCTCCGGGGTGAAAGGGTCGACCTCTTCACGAGCGTTGGCCTTGGCGCGCCGCCTCACCCTGAATCCATCGAGGGGATTGCTGGGGATCAGGTCGTCGGCGACGGCCTCGTCCAGGGCGCCGCGGAGCGGGCCCAGGACGTTGTTGATGCGCTTGGCCGAAGTCGACTCGTCGAACGTGGCCACCAGCTCCTTCAGGCTGATACGGTCGAAGTCACGCAGCGCGATCGCTCCGCACCGCGGCACCAGGATGTTCTCGACGATGCGCCGGTAGCCGATCAGGCTGCTGTGCTCGAGCTCGGGCTCTTTCTGCGCCAGCCACCGGGTCAGCACCTGCTCCAGGTTGTCCAAGGCTGCAGGGCGCGTGGCGACCTGACGGGCACGCTTGCTGTTGGGAAAGTGCGCGGCGTAGTCGAACGTGCCTTTCTCGATCTCGATCTTGATCTGGCCAAGCAGGTTTTCGCAGTACCGCAGGTTCCGTGCGGTTGGGGGCAGCTTCAGTCGTTCGCGGCAGCGCTTGCCGCGGTAGTGGAACGTTATCTCGATGCTGCCTTGTGAAACTGGCCGGACGCCGCTTTGCCTTGGACTACCCACTCTTCGTACCCCTCCAAATCGATCAGGTTTCTTCCATCGGGCGCCTTGATGAACACCGCGCCTTCCAACCAATCGCCACGCTTGATCTTCGAGTTGGTGGCGTCGACCGTGTAGCCGGTCAGCGCCTCGAACTGCTTGAGCGTCACGTATCGGACCGGGCGCAGGTTCGCGGGGGATGCGGCCCTCAACAATCCTCGCGCTGAGGGGGCGTGGCTACTCATTGGACACTACCTGCAGGCTCCAGAGGACCGACGGGCGCTCGTCGGGGCCGTGGAAGGGCGCGCGCCGCACGCGGCCGGTCTTGGCCAGCTGGTGCAGGTAGCTGCTGACCCGGTTCGAAGGTAGCTGCAGTTCCGCGGCCAGCTCGCCGGCCAGGGCCGGCCCCTCCTGCAGTAGCTGCAGGATCCGGGTGGAGGTGCAGCCTGTGATCGTTGCGTTACTCATCGAAAGTCTCCTGGCCTGCCTGCGGCTTCCAGCAGTTGGTGTTCGCCAATACGGATGAGTTCCTGCTTCCAGTGAGCCGAGGTCGTGGCAGAATTCCAGTAATCGCTAAGGGGATTTGACTATGGATTGGTGGCTTGGCTTCAGTCAGTGCTGGCCCATGGGCGAGGTGTGCACCATCGATTGGGATGCATGGGCGGTTGTGGCCACCCTTGTCACGATTTACATAGCCTGGCTTTCGGCTTTGGTCACTGCTCTTTCCGCTGCCGCTGTTTTTTGGCTTGGCAAGCAAGCCAATTCCGTAGCGACTGCATCCCACCGCATCGCCACGGCCTCCCATGAAATTGCCCAGGCCGAAAGGTCGCGAGAGGCGCACTTGATCCTTGCATACCTCTATTCGGAGGTTCTGGACACGTACTCCAGCATCGAAGGATGGCTTCAGCAGGCCAATGCGGTGGAGGCGCATTTTCTCGGGATGAACGATACGGAGCGGCGACAGGTTCTTGATGGACTTGGCCCTCTCGCTATGCCTCAGACAGAGGCCATCTTCGGTAGACTCCACGTCGTTGACGAGGAAGTGGGTGGCCGGTTGGCTCGTGCTCTGGGAACCCTGAAGATTCTGCGGCTTGCGCGCGAGCCGATGTTTCGCCTGCAGAACGACGATGAAGGCCGCGTGCGAGTTTGCGCAGTAATTCGCTACGTTCGAAGCCTTCGTGACGATCTGCGGGTCGTGAACGAGGCTGGGATGGAGGCAAACCGGCCTGTGGCCTAGGTGCAAGATGCTAGCCATGCGACCTCTGGCCGACCAAGCCGGCGCGCACCATGGCACCGTTGAACAGGATGGGAAGCTCACGCATGGGCGGCCTCCGCCAGCGGTGCCGGCGCGGCAATGTCGCCGGGCAGGCCTGTCGGTTCGGCTGCGCCGGCGGCATCGTCGTAGGCGCGGATCGTGCGGGCGATTGCGTACAGGCGCCAGAGGAAGTGGAACGTGTACTGCTGCAGGGACGATGCGTATTCCCAGGCGTCGGTGATCCGGAAGTCGCTGTAGTCCGGGTCGTTCGGCCTGAAGTCCGACATGGCACTGATCGCGTTGCTCAGGGCATCGTGATCTTCCGAGTCGTTCAGCACCTCGAGCTCGAGCTCCTGCCACAGCCGGGCGACCCATTCCGGAGTCGACGTGTCCGGATCCGCCAGGTCGTCTGGGTCCACGCGTTCCTCGACGTGTTCCTTGAACAGGCGCGTCACCAAGTCGCGGAAGAGGCGTGCGCTGAATTCCTGCTTCGCGCCGTCGTTGGCCACGCACTTTTCGGCCCAGTAGCCGTCGTTCACGAACAGGCCACCGGCCTTTTCATGCTCCGCAGGCTTGGCGCGGAAGAACTCGAACATGTCGTGCAGGCGGCTGAAAACTGCGGTGCCCATGTCGCCGGAGATCGCCAGGTGGCCGGGCCAGGTGACGATGTCGAAGCCGTAGCAGTAGGTACCAGGGCGCCGGAACTGCAGGTGGCGGTGCACGCCGTCGTCGACCACGATCCGCAGCTCATGGGTGGCCGTATCGGCGAGGAAGCGAGGGAGGACGTCACTGCGGTTCATGGGTATCTCCGGACTGTGCGGGCGAGGCCTGGGCGGCCTTCAGGGCGGTTTGCCAAGCGGGTATCGGGCTGTCGTCGGCGCCGAGCAGCTGCAGCAGGCCGGGCCGATGGCCAGCGGCGATGCGGCCGCCGGCGAGCAGAACCAGCAGCACCTGCGACTTTTTCGTTAGCGGATCTTGGCGAGGGCTGGTGCTCATACCTTCCAGCCCTCGTGCTTCGCGGCAAGGCGGTGCAGGGCGGCCACCTCAAGGCCCAGCGCGATTGCGAGCTTGGTCACCTGCCACGGTTGAAGCGCCCTTTTCCCGCGGGTCTTTGACAGCCGTTGGCGCAGCGAATCCGGCTTCATTCCCACCAGCGGCGCAAGGCGAGTGAGGGGAATTCCGCAGTCCCAGGCGCGCAGCTTGATGGCACCAGCAAGGGTTGTCGGGTCGTATCGATGCTGACGCGGGACATGGCGAACGTTGATGACCCTGCCATCGACGATCTCCGCCACGGAGGTGAGGTCGGGGCCATTGGCCATGTCGCAGCCCTCGATTGCTACGGCGCGATCTGCGGTCATCGTCAGCGCCTCTGGTCGGCCGGCACTGTGGGGAGCTGCTGCCGCGCGCGCTGCCGAACCGCTTCCTTCCGGAAGAACTCGCGGTGCTCGATCTTCTGACCGCGGATTCGGAAGCCCCAGCTGTGCGCGCGCGGCGGTAGGGTCAGCACCACCGTCCAGGTGCCTTCGGCCTGCAGGTCCTCGGCCAGCGCGATGCGATGCCAGCCCTCAGCACGGCGGAACAGCAGCTGGCCAGCGCCATACCAGGTCGACGAGTACGGTTCCTCGGCGATCGCCGAGGGCAGCGCGTCCGGTACCGCCGGCAGCGGCCCGTCGAAGGGGCGATGCTCGAAGTACCCGCCGCGCAGAATCAGGCTGAAGAAGGACCAGGGGTGGTCGTGGAAGACGCCGCCGTGGTCGCTGCTGCGGATGTGGTGCAGGCGCAGGGCCAACCAGGGCCGGGGCTGGCCACGGTCGTCGACGCCGCCGCGGCCGATACGCAGCAGCCAGAAGCGGTCCATGTACGGCGTGCCATCGGCGTTGACCAGGTGGAAGTAGGGCGTGCGGGTGCCGCGCTGGATCAGTGCAGTGGCAACGCGATCCAGCACGCGCCGGCCCACAGTGCGGTGCGGCGCCTGCAGATCCATGTAGCTGCCGCAGCGGCCGCACGATTCCATATCCGGCCAGTCGCGGGCGCAGCCGAACAGGGCGCAGATGAAGGCGCGCACCCGGCTCACGGCAGCTCGCCCTTGTAGGTCGCGACCAGGCCGTCGGCGGCGGTCAGCGTGCCGGCCTCGATCTGGCGCTGGCGGCGGGCGCGCTCAGCCCGGCCGCCGCCGGCCGGTGCCCAGGTGGTGCGATGGCGTGCTGGCATGCGGCGGACAGGGGCGGCGCGCGCTGCGCGCTGCGGCTGGGCCAGTAGGGCAGCCAGTAGGACGTCGAGGGACAAGCGGCCAGTGCTGAGACGATGCGGGTTCATGGAGACCTCATGCGTAGGTGGTGAGGCGGAAGTGCTCGCGGACCAGGTCGTAGAGCCGGCCGACTTCGGCGATCTGCAGGGCGAACCGGGCATCGAACTCGGCGCGCCTGCCGTCCTCGTCACCGTGCTGCAGCTGCTCCACTGCGCCGTCCAGGAAACGGAGCTTTCGGACGATCAGGTCGTCACCGAGGACGAAGGAGAGGTGGTCCTCCAGCACCAGGGCGAGCTTGGTGACCTGCTTGCCGGTCTCCAGGTGCAGGTCGACCTCGTCGCAGCGCAGTTCGTGGTGCTGGCAACGAACGATTGCGCCGCCCTCGACTGGATCGCGCAGCTCGCATTCCTCGCCCAGGCTGAGGCCGTCGGGCAGGGCTTCACCGGCAACCCAACCGGTCAGAATCGCCCGCGGCGAAACCTCGGCATTCAAGGGCAGGGCGGGGAAGCTGCCGACCACGTTGCGCAGCTGGCTCATGGCGGCCTCGCCGGTCTTACGGCTGCTGGTGTCGACGAACACAACGCCGCGCTGGTGGTCCAGGTACAGATCCGTGCGGGAGGGGCGGACGAAGGCACGAGGCAGCAGCTCGTGCAGCAGATCGTCCTTGATGCGCCTCCGTTCGCGGCCGCCGGGGCGGCGCCCGTCGCGTTCCTCGATCTCCAGCAGCTTGAGGTCGAGCAGGTTGTTCACCACTGCCGGCGGCAGGATCTTCTCTTCGGCGCCGATGGCCATCCACATGCAGCGGCCGATCTCGTGCGACAGCAGCTCCTTCTCTTCGCGGCCGAACGGCGAAATGAAGCCGACAGAGGACATTTCCAGCGGGCCGACCGGCTTCAGGGCGCGCGCCTGCAGGCCGTCCTGCCAGTCGAACATCTGCAGCTGCGGGTAGGTGAACATCGTGAGGTTGCGGAAGAACATCAGGTGTCTCCGGTCTGTTCAGAGGTGACGCTGCTGCCTTCGGGCAGCTCGGAAAGGCCCAGGGTGTAGAGCGCGTCGTCGATCGCGGCCTGCTCGGCTTCTGCGATGACGCTGTGCGGTCCAGCCACGCCCGGGATGTGGACGTGGAAGAGCCTCATGGTCGGCAGGCCTCTGCTATGCGCTGGAACTTGCGCGCCCAGGTGGCCAGGTCCGGCTTCATCCCCGCGCTCCAGGCGATCTGGAAGATCGTGCCGAAGCGGATCCGCAGCGCGCGCCACTGGTCCGGCGGTGCGATCGACACCGCGCGCTGGTAGCGCTGCACGCGCGCCGCAGGGGTGATCGCTGGCGGCATACGGTCCAGGTCGTGCTGCAGGATCGCGTCGACGCCGTGGCCCAGCAGGTGCAGGTCTGCCGTCATGACATGGCCCTCCCGTGCACCACCCAGAACAGCTCGACCAACGCCCGCGGTACTGAGGGCATTGCCCGCGTCTCATAGAACGCGGCTTCGATGATCTGTTCGAAGGTGCGGCCATTTGGCGCGCGCGCTGCTTCGCCGTCGACTTTCAGCAGGTTCATGAGGTATTCCTTGCTCTGCGGTCCCAGGTTCTCGACCAGGTCGTCGAGGTCGATCTCGGCGTCGACCGTCATGTTCACGATGGTCATGACAGCACCGCCCTGGATCCGAGGGTTGCGAACACGCCCAGCACGAAGCCGGCGGCGGTGCCGATGGCCAGCACCCGCCGGAACAGCGCACCGGTGGCCTCGGCGATGATCTCTTCGGTCTTCATGCGGCACCGCCTTTGCCACGCGCCAGGGCGCGCTGGCAGCGAGGGCAGGTCACAGCATGCGATTCGCAGGCGGTCCAGCCCACGGAACGGCGGCCTGGTGCTGCTCCGCATAGCGCCTTGCCGGTGGCTTCGACATATCCGCCATGGCGCCGCACCTGCGCGGAAGGGATCGCGTGCAGGTTGGTGCCCTGGCCGCGCTCGAGGCCATTCGCACATCGGCCGGCCAGCTTGGCCGCCAGCACTTCACCAGGCGCGTTCATGCGGCACCGCCTTTGGCATGCTCAGCGAGGAAGGCCTGGATCTTCGGGGCGAGGGTGTCCGGCAGATCGAAGGCGGCAGAGCCAAGCCACAGAGCGGCGGGCGTGTCGGCGTCAGCATCGGGCGGAACTACGCGCGGCACTTTGCCGGGATGGGTACAGGCGAAGGCGATGTTTCGGAGCGTCTTGTTCTTGCCGACGAAGGTGTAGAGCGAAATGCGCCAGGAGCTGTCGCTATCCCGGGTGAGGCGAAGGTTCGCGCCGAAGCACTTGGCAGTGAAGTCGACTGGGGCGGTCACGCGGCACCCCCTTGGGGCATCACGAAGCGGTAGCCGCGCAGGCGGATGGTCTCGATGGCGTGCTTGTGGCCAGCGGCAGCGAGCTTGCGGCGCACGCGCGACACCAGCACCTGCAGGACGTTGGACTCCCGCGACGGCGGCTTGCTGCCCGGGTACATCGCAGCGTGCAGCGCGTCGATCTCCACCAGGCGATCAGGCGCCCCAACCAGGACCTGCATCACCACGGCCTCGGTGCGGCTGAGCTTGATGCTGCTGCCGGCGATCAGCAGGCGCTGCCCCATGATGACGGGCGCGGTATGGCTGGCAGCCTCGCCGCAGCTGCTGCAGAGATCCTTGTCGATCCAGGAGCAGCCGCCGCGGCAGGCCTGCAGCTCGGTGCAGCCGCAGATGCGGCAGCGGCGTTCGGTGAAGGCCATCAGTGCACCTCCACGAAAGCCAGGTCATAGATGACGCACTGCGCCCGGGCCACCACAGGGGAGGTGGCTTCCGTCGACAGGGGGACGACGGTATTGGCCCGGGCGCAGGCGTCGGGGGAAACGGAATAGGTACCGGCGACAACGGCGTCGACGGCGTCGAGCGCGAGCTGCCAGCGATAGGGGGAGAAGTCCTTGGCCAGCGCAGCGGAGACGCCGGCGGCACAGTCCGGCACGCGGCCGGCATCGTTGAAGCCGTTGAGCACTGCCTGCGCGATGGTGGTGCGCAGGCCCCAGTCGTTCTCGTTGGCCAGGGTGTAGACCTCCAGCGCCGCGCAGATGCGCGGGCTGGTGATCACCAGCGCAGCTGGTGCCCGGACGGCCTGGCCGGGTTCGTCTGTGGAAGGGGACGATGGGGAGAAGAAGGCGCCAAGGCCGGTGGCTCCGAGAGCCCCCAGTGCCAGGTACAGCGACGAAGACAGTGCAGACATGTGCTCAACCATCCGTGCTTGGGATGATGAGCACTCTAGTGCTTAATTATGCCTTGTCAAGCACTTTAATGCCTATGGCAGTGGGGGAGGCATGGCGCGAGGCCACTTTCCGCGCTGGATCAGCGTGTCGCGAGCCGCCTTCAGTGCTTCATCCGGAAGGACCGACGGCGTGGAGGCCCAGGCGTCCTCGGCGATCTGCATCAGCTCCCAGCAGACATCGCGGGTCTCGAGGTCGTAGTAGATGCGGCTGTTAGAGGGCTGATCCCAGAACCGTGCGACCGCCAGGCGCCAAGCGCCTTCTCGTGGGTCCATTGTCTCAGGCACGTTCGCATTGCCGCCGAGCCAGTTGCCAAAGATGGCAGGCTGCCAATCGGCGGCTCGCGCCGCAAACCACCTGGCGACGCTGTACTCCGCGGTGGTGAGCACCACATCTATCTTGAGGCGATTCGTCGAGCCGTCACGAGGGTAGAGGACCGCAGTGCCTGGAGTGGGTGCGGACCACTCCCAGAATGAGTGCTGAGGGAGACGCGCGGAATCTCGGCGGTCGACCGACGCTACGACGTAGATGGCAGGCTTCTTCTCGACACGAAGTACGGCAGCGCCAGTGGTCTCTTCGATCCACTGGCACCAGCATCCCGTCCAGAGAAGCGCCACGGGCTACCCCGCAGATCGCTGCTTAACCGCATGGCTGCCTGTGCCTCTGCCCATGGCCGAGACCAAGCGATCCACGGTTTCCCGATCCCCGGCTTCCAGGTCCATGTAGTTTCCGAGCAGCATTGACACCGACTCCAAGACAGCAGGATCTGAAGGGAAATTCGGCAGCAACAGTGCCCAAGGGGCTACGGAATAGGCTGCTGCTATGGCGTCGACAGTCCGGACAGTCGGATTCTTGAAATGCCCGCGGCCATACGTCATGAGGTCGCCGATGGCGCGTTGAGATACTCCAGCCCGCTGAGCCAGCGCCGCCTGGGAGTCGCCGCGCGCCTGCATGAAGCGGCGGACGTTGTCTGCAATCGTTACCACTGGGTCTACTTTCGCCATTTGTTCAGCGTAAGCACCGGCTTGCGCATTTCGGTGCTTGCCGGATAAGCATTGTAGTGCTACAAAGTCGCGCATGGACGCCGATACCCTCTTGCATCAAACCGTGGTGCGCCTGCGTGCGCATGAAGGGAAGTACGCCGAGATCGCCCGGCAGAACCCGGACATCGGCTATTCGTGGCTGACGAAGCTGGCACACGGGCAGATCACGAACCCGACGATCGCCAGCCTGCAGCAGCTGATCGAGGCGCTGAACGCCTTCGAAGGCCTGGAGCGGGGCGGCCTGGCCGAAGTGGTGGCGCAGGCCGATCCGGTTATGGACCCAGTTATGGAACAGCGCGCCGAACCGAGCGGCGACGTGGACGCCGGCCGCATCGTGCCGCTGGAGACAGCCTGATGGCCCGTCGACACCTCAGCAATCCTCGGGAAGGGGAAGATCGAGGCCACGGCCGGGATCGCAGGGAGCTGCGCGCGCTGCGTAACCAAGTCCGGGACCTGCAGCGGCAGGTCGATGACCTCACGGTTTGCCTTGCCCAGAGGGAAGCCACGGCCCGCTGGGCTGCGACGACACTGGCGGCGATCGAGGCAGCCCGTACCCAGCCGTCGACGAAAGTCCGACCGGCCGGACTCTTCGCGCGTGCTGCTGCGGCATTGCGCGCGCTGTTTCGCCGGGGGGCGCAATGAACAGCGGCCCCCAAAAGCGCGGTCGGGCGGGCCCACTGCCACCCACCACGCCTACCGTCATGACCGCAGCGTTGCAGCGCATCGGAGCGCTGGAGCGCCGGGTGCGCGTGCTGGAGCAGCGGCAGCAGGCTTCTAGCGTTCCTGCTCCGATCCCGCGCGCTGCTGCTCCAACAGCCGCTCCGCTTCCCCAGCCTCCGCCAGCGCCTGTTGGCTCTGCTGCGCCTTCAGGATCTGACGTTCGATCTCCAACAGCCGAAGCACGGTCGCAGCTGCCACGTCGGCTGGGGCTTCGGGCCCGGTTTTGCCGCGCAGTGTTTGGATGGCGGCGCGAACCATCTCAAGCAGCATTTCTGTGTCGGGATGACTGCCAATGACGGCCAGCGTGAACCAGCTGTTCGCCTGCTTTTCAGCCTCCAACGCGGCGATTCGTTCGTCGTATTGGGCGAACCGGGCTTCCAGTTCGGATGGGGTCATGGGGGAGATTGTCCTTTGGGCGGGCGTCGATTCTGTCAGTAGTCGGCAACAGATGCCTACGAACAAGGGTGTGCCACGTTCATCTGGAGGTGCCGAGTGATGTCTGGCGATTGCAAGCCGATGGCCGACAAGCATGTCGGCGCATCGGACCTGGTGTTTACCGCCGAAACTCGAGATCCGAGTCGACCAGGGCACTGGGCGCCGGTTTTCGACGACAACTCCGGGGAAATCAGACCCCCGGATGAACCTGCTCGAAGAAGGCGCCATACCGCTGGAGCATCCGGGTCAGGGAATCTCGTCTCTGAACCGCCCAGTCTGGCGTACCCGCTTTCTCTACCTGTCCGACAAGGTCTTGGACCCGAGCCTTCAGAGCGGCTGGGTTTGGATGAGTAGCGATGAGCGCATGAATCCATAGGTCCATGGCTGCCTTCTCACCATGGAGTACGTGCATGTCCTGAGCGACCGCCTCGAACTGTCCGCGGACGCGGTGCTGGAAGCCGTCAAAGTCAATTGCAAGTTGCTGCAAATCTGCCATGGGTGTCTCCGGTTGGTGTTTGGGTTGGGTTGCACCCCCATTCTGCCAGCCGGAGGACCCGCCCTTACTACCGAGGACTCCCATGCCCTGGATCGATGAAACCTGGCTGCAGGACGCGCTGGCGGCCCTGAAGGCCACGTGCGATGTCGACGCACATACCCGCAACGCGATGATCCAGTTCCTGCTGGACAACGGCTTCTGGGATCAGGAGAAGCTGAAGGATTGGACCAGCGCTGTTGCCAAGTTCAACAGCTGCCTCAACCCGAACAAGGCCGAGTTCTTCAAGATCGGCGAGCTGTGGGCGCTGATGCGCCGCTTCGGCCGCCACCAGCTCTTCCTGGCCATGGCCGCGGATCTCGGCTATGAGGTCCGCCCGATCCCCACCGAGCATCGCAGGCAGGAGCTGCTGCAGCAGCTGGTCGACGTCCAGGCGCAGTGTGCAGCCGCCGTGGAGCGCGCCGCCAGCCAGCTGGAACGCCTCAACACGCCCGCGCCGGAGCCGCGCCCAGGTGCCATCCATGGACAGGGTCGCGCGCAGTTCAGCACCAGCCCGAGCGATTGGAGCGCGCCCATCAGGGGCAACGCCGTCCAAAGCGTGGGCTGCCCGTAACGGGGTAGGCCTGCGTAATGAGCAACGAAATCACGAAGCTCTGCTGGCCACTGCAGATGCCGCCGCCCGCAAAGGCGGTGCTGATGGCGATCGCGTGGCACGCAGACGACTTCGGCATGGCCTTCCCGGGCTTCACCACGCTGATCGAGAAGACCTGCCTGAGCAAGACAGCACTGCTCAGCGCGATCGCGTGGTTGGAAGACAACCAGGTGCTGACCATTCGCCGCGGCGGCAGTGACGCCGGCGGCACCAAGTACAGCAACCGATACAGCCTCAACCTCAGCCGTCTGGACAAGAACGCATTCCCGTCGAAGCCGCGGCGCGCATCCAAACCGGTTCGCCAGACGGACCGGTCCGAGAGCGATGACGATGCTGACCGGTCCGGCACGCACACCGGTACGAATGCCGGACCGGTACGCGACACGGAAGGGTTGGAAGAGACTGAAGGCTCCGACCGGTGCGCGGGAAGTACCGGTGCGCAAGAACGACCGGTACGTCTCGCGAACTCGACCGGTACGTCTGGCGAACCTGACCGGTCCGTCTCGCGTACTCAACCGGTCCGCGAGACGGACCCTAAAGGTCATGAAAGGTCAGTAAAGGTCATTGAATCGTCAAACGCGCAGGCGCGCGACGACGATGCGGTGGTGCCGCAGCTCAGCGACGACGAGGTCAAGCGCGAGCTGATGGGCATCCCCCGATTGCCGCCGGGTCTGGACCCGCAAGTCCTGGCCAGGTTCGTGCGGCACCGCCGCGTGCTGGGGAAGCCGATGACGATCAGCGCCTGGTTGGAGCTGCAGCCGCGCTTCCGCCAGCTCACGGCCGACGGCCACGACCTCAACCGCTCCCTGCGCCAGACGATGGCTGCAGGCCTGGCACTGCCCGTAACACCGAAACCCGAGGGGACCGACCATGCCAAAAATTCAGGCTCTGCTGCCGAACGAGTCCGACGTCGAGCAGAAGCAGACGAGCTCCGTGACACCGCTGCAGAGGCAGACGCCGCCGCCGGCACAGCAGGCGCCCTTGACGGCCCGGGCTACGCGCACGCTGTGGGTGCGCATGGCTGAGATCTACGGTTACCGCTGGACCAGCGCCTACGGCGAGGATCCCAGCGGCGGCGCTGCCGCGACCTGGGCGAAGGGGCTTGCCGGGCTCACCGGGGAGCAGCTGGCAGCAGGCCTGGGCTCGAGCATCGCCTCGGCTGACCCGTGGCCGCCGACCCTGCCGGAATTCCGGCTGCGCTGCCTGGGCGTGCCGAGCTTCGCCGCTGTCCGCAACGACACCAGCCGCCAGGACGGCTTCACGCGCCTGGTGTGGCAATACCTGGACGGCCATCGCTACCGCACATCGAGTGCCGACAAGAGCGATCGCCTGTTGCGGGAGGCCTACGACCAGGCGCGCGAATACGTGATGCGCGGCGGGCAGCTGCCGGACGAGCCGGTGGCGGTCCTGGGCCAGGCCGCCGTGGCCACGCCGGTACCGGCCAGCCCTGAAGCACTCCGCCGTGCTGAGCGCGAGATCGCGGAGATCTTCGGCAAGGGATCTGCAGAGCCAGGCAACGACGACCATCCGCCGGCGACGGGCAAGATGGCAGCGGCAGGGCTGGATCGATGATCGACCAGGAGCAACTGCGCAGCTACCACCGGTCGCAGGTGCTGTATGCCCTGCAAGAGGCCAGCGAACCGATGACGGCCTCCGAAGTGCACGAGGCCATGACGACCCTGGCGCTGGCCATGGGCCATCCCAGGGAATGCGCAGCGATCACCCCAGCCGCTGTGGCCGGGATACTGCGTGGCATGCTCGGCGAGCAACTGGTCACCCAAGGCGACGACAGGACAAATCGCCGTTATGGGCGTGCCGAGCCGACCTGGTCGATCGCTGCTGGCCAGGCGCGGGTCCTGCAGCCGTCGGCCCCGGGCAAGAGCACGGCCGCATTGGCTGCCGCGTCACCGATGGCGGGGCAGGGCACCCAGCTCCGCCAGATCACCATTGATCAGCGCCTGGCATTCCTGCAGGCCGAGTGCGCCGCGCTGCTGGCGGACGTGACAAAGGAACATGCGGCGTTCGAGCTCCGGGTTCGAAACCAGCTGGAGGCGTTCGAAGCGCGCGCTGCACGATTGCTCGGTCTACCGCAGGACGGTGGCCAATGAGCAACCGTGGGCTCCGCTACAACCGGATTGAGGACATGCCGCAAGGTATGCAGCAGCTGGTGCACAAGGCTGGCCAGCTGGCGCCTACGCGTGGGCCAGCCGAGCACCAGGTGCATGCACCGGTGGAGAAGCGGCCGAAGTACGGCAATGTGATCACCACGGTGGACGGGATCCGCTTCGACTCCAAGCGCGAGGCCCGCTACTACGAGCAGCTGAAACTGCGCCAGCAGGCCGGCGAGGTGCACTTCTGGCTGCGCCAGGTACCGATCCACCTGCCCGGCGGCACCAGGTACGTCCTGGACTTCCTGGTGTTCCTGCGCGACGGACATGTCGACTTCGTGGACGTGAAGGGCCGGGAGACGAAGGAATTCCGCATCAAGAAGCGTGAAGTGGAGCACCACTACCCGATCAAGGTGTTGCTGGCATGAGTGGCTGGAGATCCAGTGGCCGCGTAGGCGGTGCCGGCGTCGACCTCAGCGCGGTGGCCACCACCGACCTGCTGCGGGAGATCGAACGGCGCTGCTCGGCGGGCGGCCCCCCCCCGGTCGACCGCCCTGCGAAGGACCGGCCATTCGCGACCAAGGCGCTCTGGGCCGAGGACAAGGTCAACCAGGCACGTGCCCGGCTTGCCGAGCTCCGCGCGCTGCCGGTACCGACCTGCGAGGCCGAGCGCGCCGCCCGCTCCGCCCAGGACTCGCAACTGGTCGCCGACGTCGTCAAGTACGACGGCATGGCCAAGGCATTCAAGAGGAAGGGCCAATGAAACCTGCGGAGCTCAAGGCGAGGTACCCGACCGAAGCTGCCCTCTGCACGTGCCTGATCGACTGCCTGACCGCAGCTGGGGGCTGGGAAATCTACCCCGAGACGGCCGGCTTCGACATCCTCGCTGTGTGGAAGGCGACCGGGCACCAGCTCGGCATCGAGGCGAAGCTGCAGCTCAACGCCAAGGTGGCCGACCAGATCCTGCCGGCGCACTGGAGCAACGCCGACCAGCGGGGCCCGGACTTCAGGGCTGTGCTGGTTCCCTGTACGACGGCAGCAAACTACGGCATTGCACGCATGCTCGATGCGCTGGGTGTGCAGGTCCTGGTGCCGGACAGCTGCATCGGCCGGTGGAAGATGGAGCCCGGGCAGCAGATCCAGCGCGAGGTGCATCGGCATGGCCTGCACCAGGCCGCCCCATGGGACCGCGCATCCGGCGATCTCCGCGAGTGGGGGCCCACGGCATGGTTCGACTGGAACCCCACCAAGCGCTGTGAGCTGCCTGAATTTGTGCCGAAAGTGGCCGCAGGTGTACCGGCGCCGCTGCAGTTGACGCCCTGGAAGGTCGGCGCGCTGAAGGTGCTGGCAGATCTCGAGCTCGACGGCTTCACAACGGCGAAGGGCGTCCGGGCCCATGGCGTGGATCCGCGCCGCTTCTGTGCGACCGACGGATGGCTGAAGCAACTGGGCGGCGGGAAATGGGCCCGCGGAACCCTCCCTGCTTTCGAGGACCAGCACCCCGAGGCCTATGCCCAGGTGCTGGCCCAGGCGCGCGCCGCGCGCGCTGCAGCGGATTCCAAGAAGACCCTGGAAAAGACGCCATGAACGAAGCTGCAGTCGGTACCACCGCGCTCGCTGCCGCGCGCGAGCTCGAAGTGGCGTTCCTCAAGGGGAAGAAGATCCCGTCCTGCGCCAACTGCAACGGCAAGGCGAGGGTGTGCTGGCCTGGTCGCGAGTCGCAGCTCGTGCAGCTCCAATGCCGGCACTGTGGGCCGCGCGGAGCCATCTTCGACAGCAGCGCACCAGTCCAGTGCGGCCGCTGTGGTGCCGCCCCGACCGGCCTGTTCCCGCGCGGCGCACAGATTCAGTGCTGCAGCTGCGGTGCATCCTCAGCCGTGTTCGTTGGCCAGGATCCTGCCGGTGCTCTGGCGGCGGCGCTGGATGCCTGGTGCCGCCGTGCACCGGTTCTTCCGCCGGCGGCGGACGACAGCGCAGGGCAGCGGCGCCGCGGCGCAGCCCCGGATGGATTCGATGACGAGGGCAAGGGCGATGTCCTGGAGCTGCTGTCGCGCCTGCTGGTTGGCGGGAGCTACCGCATGCCAGTGGAGGGGCGCAGCACCTTGGCGCCGCTTGGCAGCAGCGACATCGCCGGCGCGGTCGGCTACATGCGGAACCAGCTGGAGAAGCACACCGCCCTGGCTGTAGCGACGCGGATGGGCCCCGCTGCGATCGCAAGGCTCTCCCTCGCTGCCTACCGCCAGGTAGCCAAGGACGTGCGCGCAATGCGGCCGCGGCCGCTGGACCTCGGCAAGCCGGCGGATCGGTGGCGCCTTCGCCTGGTGATCTACGACGCAGCCCACGAACTGGTGTGGCCGGAGCGGCGGCAGCCGTTCGCCGGCCTGGCCAAGTCCGCCAAGATGCGCAAGGGCAACTACATCAAGGCCCACAAGTGCGCTAGCGCTGTCCTGCAGGAAGCGCTGCACGGCGGAAGGCGTGGGTTCCGGCACGCGATGTGGTGAACAAGACCGGTTGATCAGTGTTTGAGGGACAGATGAGGTGCGACGATCTCGGGAAGTACCAATGCCGCTCGAGATGCCGGGCCCATGGCATCTATGTGTTCTTCGGCGAGCTTCGACTCGTCGGATCCCGCGGTTCGGCTCCAAGCCGCATCCTTCGCTTCGGCCAGTATTTGAAAGGGGTTGCCCACCTCCTTCCTTAGCCTTTCTGCCGTCTTCTCTCCAAACAGCCATCGCGCCTCGGCCAGCAGGCGACGCATCTGGACAACAGCATCGCTATTGCCCTCCACGATTCGCTGCAAGGACTGACCAAGGTCGACGTACAGCTTGTAGCGCCTATCGAACAGATCCGCCTTCAGCTTATTTCTTGCCGTCAGCCATTGACGCAGCGCGATGATTCCCACCGCAGCAGCGACGAGTATCTGCCCGATCGCAGTGAAGAGTTTGATCTGAAGGTCGGTCATACCCAGTACGGTCTCAACCATTGCGACATCCTCCCTGTATTGGCCGCGATTATCACATTTGTTAAGGTTTGTTAGGGGCTGATGGTCAGTCCCATGGCCGTGCCTACAGTGGGGTAGACCGTTGAGCGAGAAGGACAGGTGGTACGACTTTGGTGAGGCCCTGGCCATCACGGCCGGCCTGATGACGGCTTCCGGTGCCATGTTCGCGGCACCGTCTCGATTGTTCCCGATTCCGGGGATCCAGCACGTGGTGGCAGTTGCCGTTGCATTTCTCGCACTGCGGATCTGTATCGGCGCAGGCTGGCGCCTTGGCGGCACGTTCAACCATCCACGCACGACAGCAGCCGTCGCGATCGGTACGTCGGTGATCTACACGACGATGATCGGCAGCCTCGTCGTGGCGCTGCTGGAGCGTGGCCACGGTGCGTAAAACGTTCACCTAGCTGACCTCACTTGTTTCCTCATGAGGAAGAAATCTTCCTCATGAGGAACCGCAGTTGCCTCGGGAACCGAAAGTAGGTTTGAATCCCTACAGTGGGCGTTCTTATGGGCGCCTCAATTCAAAGGCCGTTGATTGACCAGGACGTGGGAGTCCGCTGGTCGATCAGCGGCCTTCTTGTTTGCGGGGTAGAGCAGTCCGGCAGCTCGCGTGGCTCATAACCACGAGGTCGGTGGTTCGAATCCACCTCCCGCTACCAAACGGCCGGTAGTCATGGCCACCACTCAAGCCAGCACATAGGCCGTCGTGAGACGCGCCGCTGGTGTCCGCGCGACCTTGCAACCGCGGTAGTGGTGGGCCATGCCGGCCTCCTTTCATTGGGGGAACCGCGGTGAGCATCAAAGAGCAGATCACAACGGACCTGGCGGTCGCAGGTTCGAAGATCGGAGCGGCCGTCAGCGTCACCGCTGCAACCTACTCGCCGGGCTACACCCTCAGTGACTGGGCCCTGATCGGCACGATTATCTTCACCGTCGTCCAGACGCTCACCGTGCTGATGAAAAACTGGGGTGACTGGTCGGCCTGGTGGACAGCGCGCGTAGGCAACGCCAGGCGCTTCTGGGCGTGGATCCGCCGCCGTGGCTGACAGCCAGCTCACCACCAAGCAGCGCATCGGCTTCGCCGCCGCGCCGCTGGCGCTGATCGGCGCGCTCGTCGCTGCCCTGGGCACGAACGACTCGGCGCACGAAGGGCGCCGCTACACGCCGTACTACGACTCGGCCGGCATCCTGACTGTCTGCGCCGGCATCACGGGCCCGGCGGTGGTGAAGGGCAAGCGCTACACCGACGATGAGTGCACCAGGCTGGAGACGGCCTACGTGCGCACCATGCTCGGCCACATGGGGCAGTGCGTTCGCGGCGAGTTCGAGTTCCATGAGATCAAGGCCTGGGGCCACTTCGCGTACAACATCGGCACCCCGGCCTTCTGCGCCAGCACCGCGGCGAAGCGGCTCAACGCCGGCGAGCGCCAGGCTGCATGCACCGAGATGTGGAAGTGGCGGTACGTCACGATCGGCGGCGCCAAGCGTGACTGCGCGCTGCCGCAGTGGAGCTCGAAGTGCGGCGGCATCATCGATCGCCGGCAGTGGGAAATGGCCACCTGCCAAGGCCGCCTGCAGTGATCACCAGGTCGGCGATCAGTGCCTGGTGGGCATCCTGGAAGTGGGTGGCCATCCTGGCCGGTCTGCTGGCCATGTCGCTCTGGCTCAACGTCAGGCAGTACGGCGATCGCCGTGAGGCAGCAGCTGCAGCCCGGGCCGCCGCCCTCGAAGACACGCTGAAGGTGACGGCGGGGATCGCGCGCCAGGCTCAGACCGACAGCGCCGAGCTGCTGCAGCGGCTCGAGGCGATCGCTGCACGCGGCGAGCGAACCAGAACCATCTACCGAGCAGCAGCTGCAGCGCAGCCGCTGCCAGCCAACTGCGCCCCGGGTCAGGCCCGGGTCAACGCCATCAACCAGGCCCTCGGGCCGACCAGCAGGACCGCGAAGTGACCCAGAAGCCCTCGATCGGACGGATCGTCCACTACACCCTGAGCGACACCGACGCGCTGCGCATCAATGCGCGCCGGACCGACGGTCCGTCCATCCAGGAGCGGCTGCTCGACAGCACCTGGCCGGTGGGTGCCCAGGCGCACGTCGGCAACAGGGTCGCGGCCGGCGACGTGCTGCCCGCCCTGGTTGTGGCGGTCCAATCGAATGGCCAGGTCAACGCCCAGGTGTTCCTGGACGGCAATGACGTGCTGTGGGTCACCAGCCGTGACGAGGCCAGCGAAGAATCTGGCAGCCATCCCGGCCGCTGGCACTGGCCACAGCGCTGACGCCATGAGGCTGCGCCAGACCCTCCCGGTCGCGGCACTGATGCTGCTGGCCGGCTGCACGCAGCACCTGCAGCGTGTGCCGGCCCAATGCGACGCGATGTGCTTCCGCTCGTGCGTCGACGCCGGCGAAGACACCGGCGTGCGCGTGACGGCCGATCCTGCCGCCGCGGACGCCTGGGACAACATCGGCGGGGAGGTGGTCGGCCAGCTGGCCGACAAGCTCCGCACCTGCGACGTGCGACGGAAGGCCTGCGAACAGTGCCTGCGCCGGCTCGACGCCAAGAACGTAATCCAGCTTTGAGCGCCATCCCGGCGCCATAGGAGAGCAGCATGTTGAACCAGCAAGCCGGCGTGAACCAACTGGCGGAGCCGCAAACCCCGATCGAATCTGCCGTAAAGGACCTAGCGCGGGCCCAGCAGGATCTGCACATCGCTGTCGAGCAGCTGGCGCTTCGCCTAGCGCCGGCGCTGGCAGAGGCGAAGCCTGAGTCGTCGGCATCCACCGGACGTGCCGTCGGTGCGTCCCCGTTGCTCGAAGACCTGTTCAAGAGGCGAGACGCAGCTGCGCAGACCCTCGACGTCGTCAACGCACTGCACGCCCAGCTGACCCTGTGAGCCGGACGCCTGCCAGCTTCAGCCTCACGGTCGTGCGTGGCGCGACCTGGGAGGACGACTTCACCTACACCAACCCGGATGGGAGCCCGTTCGATCTGACCGGCTACCAGGCGCGGATGCAGGTGCGGACGCTGGCGGGCCAGTTCGGGCTGACCGAGGCCGACACCCTGGTCATGGAGCTCAGTACCGCGGACGGGTCGCTGGTCATCGCCGATCCGTTGGATGGGATGGTCTCGATCACCGTGCCAGCGGTGGCCACCGAGGTGCTGAATCCGGCGAACGCACGCAAGGTGAAGCACTGCTACAGCCTGGAACTGTTCAAGCCGGCAGGCGCGGATCCGGAGTACGTGATCCCGCTGGTGGCCGGCAAGGTCACTGTCCAGGGCGAGACGACACGCTGATGCCTGTGATTCGAGCCAGCGAGGGTGCAGCCCGCGTGATCGTGGTCGAACGCCGCGGTGCCGTTGCCATCCGCGATCCCCGCACGCCGATCGTCGCGACGGCCCGGCCGACACAGGTCGAGGCAATCCAGGCAGACACGCGGACGGTCGAGGTTGCAGCGCGCGGCGCGCAGGGCCCGGCCGGACCGGCCGGCCGAGACGGCACCTCGCCCGAAGCGACGTACCCGGTCGGTGAGCCGATCCATGGTCACCGCGTCGTTCGCCTGGACAGCGGCAAGGCCTATCACCCGGACACGGCGGTGCTGGAACACGCGCAGGCCTGCGTTGGCATCGCCCTGCAGTCGGCCAACACCGGCGAGGTCGCCGTGCGCCTGGCCGGCACGATCGAGGAAGCCAGCTGGACCTGGCGCGACGGCGCAGTGTGGTGCGGCGCCGACGGCGCGCTGACCCAAGCTCCAGGCACAGCCGGCTGGCTGCTGTGCGTTGGTCGTGCACTCAACGCCACCACTCTGATGATCGACTTCGACTCACCCATCGCGCGGATCTGAACCCATGGCCGACAAGACCCTGCAGCTCAAGAACAACATCACCACCGAGGTCGAAGGCGTAACCGCGTCAGCTGGCGCCGCCGACGCCGGCAAGATCGCGGCCCTCGGCCCGGATGGCCGCTTCGACGACTCGCTGCTACCCGCTGGCATTGGCGCGGACACCAAGATCTACCCGGCCAGCGAGGTGCTGGCCGCCGGCGACTACGTGAACATCTGGGACGACGCCGGCACGGCCAAGGTGCGCAAGGCTGATGCCAGCGCCGCCAATGCCGGCAAGCGCGCCCATGGATTCGTGCGCGCCGGCGTGGGCACCATCGGCAGCGACGCCACCGTGTACTTCGAAGGGCCGAACAGCTCGCTTTCGGGGTTGACCCCAGGCGCGACGTACGTCCTGAGCCACACCACCCCTGGCGGTGTCGTGCCGCTGGCGTCGGGTACCACTACGGCCGGCCACATCCTGCAGGTCCTGGGCGTGGCTACCGACGTGGGCGAGATCAACGCCGAGATCGGCAATCCGGTGGTCCGGGCCTGACATGGCAGCGCGCCGTCCGCTTGTCCTCGATGAGAGCAACCGCACCAGGGAGCTGCCTGGCGGTGACATCTTGGTCGGTGTTCCGATGCAAGTCGCGGTCGGGCTCCGGGCTGGCGGGGTGTTCAACATCGCGCTGACCTCGACGTACGCGATGACGATCGGCCTGCGGGCGGGCGGCGTTTTCAACGTTCAGGCGACCACCTGATGGCTACCCGCACTCCATTGATCCTCAACCAGACCACGGCTCGCATCGAAGAGCTCGCGGCTGCTGACACCATCCCAGGTTTCATGGTCGAGGGTATGTTCGGCCGGAACGTGCTGATCAACGGCGATTTCCGCGTATGGCAGCGAGGAACGAATTTCCCAGCGGCCGCTTCTGCACGCTATACGGCAGATCGTTGGTTTGCGTGGGCCGCCGGGTCAACAGTGCAAGTGGATCGGATGGGCGCAGATGGTACTTCGCTGCCTCCCGGTATAGGGGTTGCTTCGCGCCCGCAGTACGCGTTTCGAGCCACCGTAGCATCGGTCGCCGGAGCGAACAATTTTGTTCTGTTGCAGCAGCGCGTTGAGAATGTGCGCACTCTTTCGGCCGGAAAAGCCACGTTCAGCGGGCTGATTTGGGCCAGCAACAGCAGTGGTATCGCGGTTAGCTTTTACCAGATTTTCGGTACTGGCGGCTCCGAGTCGATTGTAGGTACGCCGGTTATTGTCCCTACTGTCGCAAATACATGGCAGTACGTGACCGTAACCCTCGACGTGCCGAGCATTTTTGGTACTACGATCACTGACGACAGCGCGCTCTGGCTGAATATTTGGCTCGACGCTGGTTCCTCGTCAGGAGGCGCTGGCGGCCAGAAGAACGGCGTTTACTGGTTTACTAACCTCCAGTTGGAGCGCGGCGCGTCGGCTACTGCTTTTGAACGCCGCTCCGATGCGCTTGAACTTATGCTCTGCCAGCGCTATGGACCGGCCAGAGTTCTGTAG